AGCGGCCGAACAGAATCAATGTACGCCTGAACCTGATCAATCAATGATTGGGAAGGAAATTGAACAACGTCTTGTCCATTGTTTAACGCTTCGTCGATATCAGTTGTCCCAGATGTAATTACAATTCCAACAGTCCCATAGCCAAAAGGAAATCTTAAAATACTTGCCGACGTAACACCAAGAACACTCTCAGCCCAAGCAGCATAATCTGAAGCCGTTCCGCCAGCAGGAGGTTGCTGAATTCTAGCTAGAATTCTGGCAGCCGCTTCGGCATCCGTTTCCGCATCTGTTCCGTCCGCCAAATTTCCACTTGCAGAGGCGCTTGACAAAATTCCTGCTGGAGGATTGCTAACAGTTAACGGTGCACCTGATAAAAGATTTTGTGCTTGCCCTTGGCCAAGAGATACAACAGGAACTAAAGCATAAGAATTGTTACCAGTCGCGCCCGCAAGTGTGGCTGAAGCTGTTGCCTGATAAGTATTTCCATTAGGCGTAAAAGAAAATTGCGTCCCAGACGTCAGAACGCTTCCACTAGCTCCAAATACAGCAACGTATCCTGATGCATTTGTTGCTGATAAAAATGATCCTTGAGAAGTGTTTCCAAAGTAAGTAAATAAATGTCTACCAAGCGCATCGTGACGTGCTGATTGTGGGAATGGATCATTGGCGAGCAAACGTTGATCGGCATACACCCCGGCAAATAACCCCCCTACAACTTGCGCACGTATGTACCAGTCAGAGTCTTGTTGACTGGTATTAATTTGCGGCTGCAATGACTGGAGATGCGTTAGGTAATCTTGAGCTGTTTGCTGTGGAGTCTGAAATATAATTGCCATGTCAAATTCCTATCGAATCAAGTGGGATTGCCACGGGTTGGCCGATCACATCCGTGATAATTACGGATAGATCAGATTCATACAAACTTTGTCCGGCATTCGTTACAGCAATTGCACTTGCTCTGCCGTCATCAATACAAGGTTGAAGCGCTCGCTGAGCAACACTTTGCAAAGTATCGGTATCGCTTCCAGAGTGATTTTTCTGGATCAAATAAAAATCCGCACCAAAAGTATTGTCTGGAGCATAAAGCCATTTTGTACGTTGAGTTTTTAACCTGATATATGATGGAGTTAAAAGCGAAGTGTCTTGAACTGGGTTGCCATCTGTTCCCATTACGTAGTCGCCAATTGTTGGATCAAGTGACCATGTGATGTTTTGACTCATGAAACCGTCCCCGTTACTGATCCGCCAGCACCCTCACCGCTTTCAACAGTCCCATTAACTAAAGCGCTTGCTTGAATATATCCAACAACAGCAGTGCCAACAGCTAAACAAAATTTTTCAAGTTGCTCAGCATTCAAAAGAGTTTCTGTAAACTCCGCCTGAACTTCTGTTTGAATTGCTGCTGCCATTCCTGCCGCTGTCATTGGCATAAATCAGGCCTCCGTAAAGCATTTTTGCGAAAGAATTTTTTCATCATCAATCGGACTGCTCTGAATATTATTAAAATCTTCACTATTTGTCGGTGGCGAAGTCTCATAACCAAGATTTCCAATATGGGTGTGATTCGCTATAGCAGCAAGTAAAGTGTCCATCATAGTTTTGAACACCTGTCCAAGCACCATATTTTCGGCAGAGTTTGCGCTTCCGAATTGCATTTTCCCCTCGGACAAATAAATTTGGTGTCCATATTGATCATACATTATGACTTCGCCCTGATTCAAACTAGGCCTATTTACGTCTCTGTGTCCCAATATTATTCTATTTGCGGAATGATCACCCACTCGAGCTGTTACTTGGAAAGTTCCATTCGGCGCGCGAGACACAAATCCATAAGGATGCACAACGGGTCTTGCAGAAATCGTTGGCATCCCAGGATACATGTTAGCTATGTCCTCAGAAAATTGAGTATTGCTTCCTGACTGACCAGATAAAATAACATTTATCTGCTTTCTGATTTCACTTTTAATAAATTCTCTTACTTCAGCGTCCATCATTGAGCCTGTATGTCGGCGACAATTGTCCCGAGCCTGCAAAAATCAAGTGTTGTAGTTTGTCCCTTTTCTGGATCCATTGCATATTCTACCTGATAGAGATACATTTTTTCTTGCACACCTGCTTTGTCGTAAACGACGTTGTAACAGGTATCTATTAAGTAAGGTTGTCCATTTTCGTTGTAATGTCCTGGCACTATTGCTTGAACAAGAAGTTCTTTCATATTGCCACGAGCACACAATCTTTTTGCATAAGCTTGAAGAATTGTTCCGTTGGCCGCATTTTGAGCCGCTGTTACATATTGATTTGCCTGATTGGCATTTTCAGACGGAGACCCCGCAGAAGGATTTGATGTGACAGCAGATTTCGTTAAAACAAATCCAAGCTTTCTCAATCTTGTTGGGCCAACAGCACCATTGTAAAGATAATTGCTCGGAGATACTGCTTGGGAACCCTCTTGAGAGGACCACATTGGAACATAAATATTAGGAATTTGTGTCGATGCATACGTCGCTCTAATCGATGTCACATTCGAAACTCTTGCATCTTTATTTAAAATTATATTTCCAATAGCATCTTGAGCCATGTTTGGCTTTCCAAAAACTAATTGTCCAAGAGGATTCATCCACGCAATGCAATTGAGTGGGTCCATCCACCTTGTTAAGGCCGAAAGCTTTGACTCCCCTGGCTCTGTTGCCAAATCATATCCAAGAGATGGGGCTTGCTGCAAAACGTATCCTTGAATGCGAGTATTTTGAATTAAAAATTTAATAACAGCGCTTGCGGTTAATTTTGAATAATAAATTGGTTGCGATGTAATCGAAAGAACATCCTGGTCCTCAAGCTGAGCCATTAAATTTCTGCCAGAAATAGTTATTTTTTCCCCGGCATTCATATCAAATTCAACTTCAATTTGATCAATAAGCCCTGTACTTATTGTTGTTCCATTGGCATCTAAAATCGCAATGTCACCCTCATTGACATAATTTTTAATCGGTGTCGGGTCATCAGGTGCCACCATAGTAAAAGAAAAAGAATCAACAGGAATTAAAATAGAGGATTGAAATCTATAGGAAAGAAAATTACCAAAACTTAAAACATTCTGACCTGTTAAATTTAAAGATCCCTTACCTTGTGGAGTTTTAGTTTGATCCTGCAAGGCATTGATAAACAGAGACACAGTCGGAAGCTGTCCGTTTTGAGCTAAGAACTTTACTAATCCATTTTGAGGAGGTGTTGTGTCGCTCATCCTGTTGTCGGCACCTGTATGGTTGTACCCTTGGCAATATAATTCACCGAAAGGAGTTGTTGTTGATTAAGTTGTTCGATGTCAATGACGGCGTCAAGTGAAAGGCCGTTTGCAAAAGCTACTTCACGAATGCTCATTAATCTTGGCGTGACGTAATTTACAATCGTAGACTGTGAGCTTTGAATTCCAAGCTCAAGCGCTGATTGCATGGCATTCATCGATTGCTTAATTGCTAGAATTTGATCATAAAAATACAAGGCCCCATCATTAGGATAAGTGATTGTTTGCGATTCAAGGTTTTGAATTAACGCATTAGCCTGATCACGAAGTGCGTTTACATTATTAATGGCCTGCTGAGTGCTAACTGGAGTTGCTGAATCTTGCGAACTGTTTATAGGCGCATTTTGAAAAGGATCACTTGGACTGACTAGTGTATTAAAAGTTGTACTTGTGGTTGCGGTCCCTCCCAAATTTACAGGCAATAAACTTGGGATATCAGACGATGTTGAGTTATTGAAAGCCTGATTAATTTGCTGAAGCAAAAGAGTAAATCCAGCTTGGAACTGATTCACATAGCTTGTGAGCTCTTGTTTAAGTGAAGTTGCAAAAGCTTCCGCATTGCTGATGTATGTAGCAACAGCTTGAATCTTTGCAATAAAGGTTAAAGCGCCGGCAAGAGCTGATTTTACAGTTGACTGATTTTGCGGAAATTGCTGAGAAAAATTCCCAAGCGAAAAATTGTGTTCGATCATTGTGAGCCTGATCAAAACAGCGCTTCGATTCTCCGCCATGTGGGAAAGCTCGTAATCCTCCATCACACACTGGATATCTCCACGCACAGGATGTCTCAGCGTGCCAGGATAAGGCTGATTCAATTCATTGAGCAAATTATTTAAACCAATTTTATAATTGGTCCCAAATATCATTATTTCTAATTGGAAAGTCTGAGGCTTTCTACCGGTGTCATCTGTTGTTTGTCCGTCTTGATATGGAAAAACATATTTTATTTTTCTACGCCCACCGGAATCAGAAATTTTTGGAAGACCTGCCTGGTAAGGGGAGTTCGATTTAAAAATATGGAACAACACGGGGGGTTTGTTTTTAGTAGTTGGATTTGTTGACTTGTAAGAACCCTCAACGATGTCCCAGTTACTGGGGTTCTGTCCTGTCAATGTACCAAGCTGAGCTGCTACAGTGGCAGCATTTCCTGCTGTAGCTTGAGCAAATCCTAGTTGGGTATTTAAGTCAAAATTTCCCATTTAGTATGTTGGTCCTCTCGATGGTTGAGTGCTTGCGGGGAGTTGTTTACTATCTAAAGTAACGTGTACTTTCGGGTCTCTCATGCTGTTAATCCAATTGATTAAACTTTGTGCAAGCGCATTTCCACCTGCGGTCGCGCCACCGCCAGCACCTTGGCTGTCTAAGCCCTCAGCAATTTTGTATCTCTTATTGGTGTCTGGTTCATTTTGAATTTGTGACATTTGTAAAGCTAAGCCAGCACCTGCAATCGCAGCAGCACCGCCAACAATAGCAGTACTTCCAAGTCCAAATCCTGCGGCAGTTTTTGCGGCAGCACCTGCCCCACTAGCACCCAGTCCAACAGGCCAGTTTGTAACTTCAACCATTTGAACTTTTTCACCAGTAATACCTTCAATGGCTTTACCTTTTGCAAGCCCCCCTAAGAGTCCGCCACCAAGTCCGCGAAGGCCACCGCCAGCAAGCACAGCAGCAAGTAGACCGCCACCGCCAACGACAGCGGCTGAGCCAAGTCCAGATTGCGAAGCTTTAGAGAGCATTTCTGAGAGTTTCTGTGTCGGCAGAAACTGAGTGAGAGTTCCCTTGACTCTGTTGATTGAGGCTTTGAAAGCTTCCAGTGCCCCCATCGAACTTTTGTACTGATCTTCAACGTCTCCCGTGGATGTGTTGATTTTATCTTGTGCATCTTTTACCTTGTCCAAGCTTTGCGACAACCTGACAAAACCTTTTGCGGCCTCTTCAGATATGCCTAAAGTTTGAGCAGCCGCTTCGGGGTCAAATCCGATGCGACTCAAAATTGATTTTGAAGCCTTGCCAAATTTTTCGGTGTCGATTCCCTTGTCAGATAAAACGTTTCCGAACCCTTGAGCATCAAGCGCTTTTCGAAGAATGGGAGATTTACCAACAAGTTCTTCAAAGAATTTTGTAGAGCCAGGCCCTGCCGCCTGTTCAGCCGCAGCTAAGTTTGCAACTCCGCGTGTTCCAACTTTGGCACGCATATCTTTTGGCATGGATTCAAAGAGCGACTGCATGGCCTTCAGCGTTTCCGTTGGGGCTTTGCCGGTCACATTGAAAACCCTACGAAGATCCTCAGCAACAGATTTCATTGCATTTAAGTCATTAGGATTTCCGCCCTGGGCACGCACTACCTCAGCAATTCCCTTGGCGGTCTCTCCTTCGCGGCCCTTTTGATTTGAAAGTGAGGCAAGCTCCCCTGCTGTTTTTGAATATTGAAGCAAAGCCTCTTCGCCGCGAACAGGGGTATCGACAAGCGCCTGCATAGTGTCTGCCGCAACTTGTGATGAGAGGCCAACCTTGCCGAGCCCTGAAATCATTTTATCTTGAAATTTTCCGAAATTCTCTGAGGCGATCCCAAATGTGGTGCCCAGTTTTCGGATGGCGTCATTCAGTGAAAAAGTCTCTTTAAGACTTCCACCAAATTGACCGCTAAGACCTAGCGCACCTTGTACAGCGTTCAGCGAAGCGAGTGATTTAAAATCGTCAAATATTTGTTTTGAAACCCTAGAAGCCAGTGAGCGAACATTATCAAGCATTTTTTCAGTATTTTTTGTGGCTTTTCCCACATTGTCTGAAACAGCATCTCCCCCTTTTTTCATTTCCTCTTCAAGGGATTTCGATGCCTTAGTAATAGCCTCAAGATCAGTGACTAACTTTTTTAGCTGTGACTGGACTACTATCTCAACATTACTCATCGAACTTTATCCTTCCACGCTATCTTTCCAGCCGCCATAGAGAGGACAAAATACCAAGTTACTTGTCCGTGGGTGAGTCGCCCAACAGGTGCTGGCAAAGATTGACCAATTCCATCAAAGATAACTGTGTCAATGCAGCAGGATTTTTTTTTACTGATAAAACCATTTGCTCAATAACTTCACGAGGCAATTGCTCAAGCATTGGATTTACTTTTTCCACCACACCATTGTACTGCTTAAAAAGAGCCATCAATTCATCAGCTGTCATGGCATCGCACATTTTATCAGTAATTTTAAAATCAAGCTTATCTGGCGCGCTTGTGCTTGCGTAAATTAAAGTTTTTTTAGCAAGAGCTAAATTTTCAGTCAGCGCATTTTTTGCACTCGCTGGAAGACTTTCCATTTCTTCAATGATCACGCTTGCAATTTGCATTTGCTCAGCGATCGTGATGGGTCTCAAGAATACTTGAAACCCACGCACGCGAACCGGGTGACGATAGTCTGTCCCAGTTCGCATTGCTGAAATTACGTCAAGCTCTTGAATCACGATCCACCCGCTAATTGAGTAAAGATTGCGCCATTAAACAATGAAGAGTTCCCAATTGGGTCAGTGATTTTTAGCGCCTTGAAGTTAAAAGTAGACTTAACCTCTTCGCCAACGTTTGATGAATTGTCATCGTTATCGGAAAGCCAAACACCAGTCGCAATTAACTGATCAGCACCGAACACTGCCGTGATTTGCACGTCACTATTTTCATAGTCGATCAATTCAAACTTGGGACGTGCAAGCTGATTTTCCACCGCGATAGTTGCCGTGATGTCCACATCCAAGTTACCTTGGGTGAACCCACGGTTGTACCCGTCGGGGGTCATGGATTGCACAACCTTGCGATTGTGATTTTGTTTGATTTGGCAGGACTGAAGGTCAATGACCCTCTGTCCATTTACCGTTAAAAATAGCCTATCAGCAAATCTTGTTGCCATTTATTCCCCCTTAAAAAGTTAGTGTGTCGAATTGAGTTGTTGCCTGCACATTAACCGCCACAACGTGCAATCCAGGAATAACATTTACTGGCGTTAAGATATCAAAGCGGCTTCGATCAGTAGCGTTTCTCGCTACCTTAAAGTACGGAGCTAATTGCTGAACGGCTTGGAACATTCCATTGTCTTGGAAGACATTCGCAAGGCGCAAAATTTCGCTCAAAATGGTTTGAGCCGCTTGATTTGAAGCCTTAACCTGTTTTAAGTCCGGCTGATTCAAACGAGTCCAAACAGTTTTTCTCCAGTAGAAAAGAACCTGGAAGTCTTGCGCATCAACGTAAGCGTCATCTGAAATCGGAGTGATTCCGTCCACAGTCAACCGAGTGGTGATATTTCTAACAATAGTCACCTCACCATTTGGCAACACACGCAGCGGACACCATCCACGCGAAAGCGCAGTTTCTGATTCAAGCCCCGCACCGACAGTGATGTAATCAGTAAGCAGTGCTGGCGGAACCACGCCCCCCACTTGTACGTTGTCCAGAGGATTGAATGGAACTGGATTTGCGGCCATGACAGCAGCGACCCCAGCAGCCAGCATTCCCACAGGATTTGTATCAAGCGAGTCTCGTTTCCAAACAGCTACCAGCTGACCAATGTTGCTTGCGGTGTCGTATTCTGGCAAACTGCCTGCCGCCGAAATACTTCTGTTTGCAACTACGCCGATAGATCCAAATTGATTGTTTTCAACATTCTGAGGACCTGACATCGACTGCAATTGAGTGATGAAAGCTTGAGTCAGCGTTTGGTTGACTGGGTCGTATGGACTTACAACAATTTCAGCTTCCATGCGGCTCAGAGCATTGAATGCGTTTCCAAATCCTGTATCTGAAGAGTAGAGCGGAATCACAGTAATGGGAGGGAAATTTGTATTTAAACCCTCATAGTTTCCGTTCACCGCAGCGACAACCATTCTTGTCAGCTCAGAGCCTTGACCAAATAAAGCCGCAACCTCGCCCGATGCCGCTGTTGGGTTTGCAACATTTGATACAATGTATGGAACATAACCGCTTGCCGCAGAATAAGACCCGGATGCTGCAGTCCCAGATGCTCCCATGTGACCGATCAACACCAATTGCTGTAGCGGATTTGGAGGCGTCTGACTTGGTGCAAATGTGATTTGTACAGGCCGCCCCGGTGTAAGCTGTTGTCCGATTGTTGTTAAAGCCATAATTCCCCCTTAAACTGTTTGTTGCATTGGAACGGTTATATCCACTTTACCTTGATCATTTTGCGCCTGAATCGTGGAGTAAATTCTCTCAAGGTTCGCAAGTGTGTACTCAAACGGATCATCCTTCGTTCTGTTCGTGCTTTCCAAGTAATCATCCCAAATGCGTAAATCCAAACGGAAGTTCGCAGTCATCTGAGTAAGAGGAACAATCAACTCATCATTCCATTCAAAACCTAGAGTCTTGTCTACTGTGAAAACTTTCCCAAGTTCATTGAGTCCCGGCACTTGCGTCGACACCGCATTGAAAAAAGGAGTTCTGCGGAATTGTTGAATCAGAGCTGCGCTGATCGTATCTTGCAATTGCTGCAGTTCTTGTCTTCGAATAGATGGTGGGAAAATAACATCAATCTTGATGTCGCCTGTTTCAAACCATGATTCATTTTCTTTTTGATAGCGCTCATTGTAAACGCGCATTACAGGTAAATTTCTGTCCGGATAGTCCCTTCGCATGTAAGGGTCTATGAACTCGCCAAAAATCAACGCAAACTGCTTAACAGCCATTAACTGCTCTGCGATTGTCACAACTAAAAATTCAGCAGGGCCTGAAATAAATGGTCTCAAATCAAAATTATCTAAACGGTCGGTCACTTAGACCTCGCACTGTTTAGGATTTGTTCGATTTTGTTCTTAAGTGTAATTTCCAAATTCTTTTGATCTTGTCCGTTCCAACCATCAAAATTCCGCGCAGGGATTTTCACCTTTTTCAAGAAAAGGATGTGCTGATTTTGCGGCTTATTTTCAACAAACTTTTTAATTTTATCAATTTTTTGGCGAAGTAATCTAGATGGATTTTTTTTGTAGTGCTTTTCAAGCTCTGCAATTTTCGCCAAAGAATGCTTCACACGGTATCCACGGGCCTTGCCTGCGGCTTTTGCTGCCTGAGTGGCGTTCTTTCCCATTGGGAGAGGAATTGCGAGCGCCTTACCTGGCCCTGCTTGAACTACGCCGCCCTTATTTTGGAGCTCAGCATAATAAAGATTTGTCCCAACGGTGACCACTGGGTTTGCCATGGATCCGCGATATTGCAAAATGCTACCTATATTTCTCGCAGGCTTTCCACCGCTTGTGCGGGGACCGATAGAGTTTTTAAGAACTCCGGTATCTTTCAGAGGCTGACCGTTCCTGAACTTCAAAGGTGCCCAGCGAGGATGGCCATGATATGATCCCTCTGAATCAAACAACAAAGCGCGATTGGTTTGAATCTGGGCCGCAATAAATTGAGCGAGAGCCGGTGCCTGACTCCTAAATGCGCCCAAGAGATCGGGGAACTTCAATTTAACTGCTACCAGTCCCATTCGCCCCCGCCTTTGTTGTGCCCAAGAGGATCAATATTCCCATTCCAAAAGTTTTCACTTGGGGAGTTGATTTGATCCGCAGGGAATCCGCCGCGACCTTCGCTTGTGACAAGCACGCGGCCCATGTAGCCGTCATCCGCTTCCGTGTTGTGCCAATTAAGGCGCAACGAGGGGAGGGGTGGATATTTCCATTCCAGAGTTTCTTCACCATTGAATTTTTTTCTTGCGACTAATTTTTCAACCATAGCATCGTATCGCTTTTGTTGAACAGATGCGTACTTATCGCCGCCCTCAATCATAGCTCTGCCAAAATCAGTTTCTAGAACACGAATTGATGAAAGCAATTCGCTCATAGTAGCTAAATACAAAAGAGTCGGACGCATTGGTAAATTTTGAAAAGGCTGACCGCTATCCGTTTGGAATGGTGCCATGTATCGTTCCGACAAGTCCATTTCCACTTGCCCTTCAGCTTCTGCAATCAGGTCGTTGAGTAGACTGTTTTGAAATTTGTTAACGTCAGCAGGATCGTCGGTAAAACGAATTTTACCTTGCAGTAGTGACTTCACTCTTGCGACCCTTGTGTACAATCCCAAAAAACATCCTCCACATAAAAAAGCCGGACTGGATTCTTAATCCTGCCCGGCTTCCCTAACCCCCGAAGCTCCGAGCAAAGAGAATTAGGTTCCCTTTACAAGTTCTGCGCGTTTAACTTTATGTCTTGGCATTTGCTCCCCCGACATGCGCGTTCCGCGAAATTCAAATTGCCCTTCATATTCGGTGCAAAAGTCTTTCGCTTCATCTTCATCAACCATTACAGTTTTGCCGGCCTTAACAGACATTCCTCGCACCATGATTTCGCGAATTGCACGAATCTTGATATTGCGAGGCTTAGGCTTTGAATCAATCGCATGTTCAACAACCAAATCGGGGTCTTCCCCCAATTTGGCTTTAGATTCATCAGGCGCAACCATTTTAGTTTGGTTTTTCGGAGCTTCCATTTACTACCTTCCTTGTTACAGGTTAAATGTTGGATAAGAAATTGCGGATACGTAACCGGTCAGAACGTCCATCGGACGATCCATTTTCACGCCGCCGTACACGCCTGCCACGATATCGATATACGGATTTTTAGGGCCGCCTTGAGTACCCGGTGCGATGTTTTCATCAATCACCAAGAACTTACCGAATCCAGGTTGATCAACTGACCCTGAAGCCAATTGCAAGCCTTGCACGTACTCACCAATGCGATCACCGCCTGGCAAATTCGAAAGCTCAAAAAAGATGCAACCATCTGGGATAAAGTATTGAGCATTTCCAACAGTGATTTGGCCGGCAACGCTTGTACCGCCAGTCGATGTCGTTTGACCTGCAGCCGCAGATTCCTGTTGGAACCAACCGTCATAAACTTCAATCTGAGGACAACCTGGGATCAAGAATTGAAGCGTTTTGTTCAATTCATAAGCACCAAAGATATCACTTGAGAAATAAGTTTTGATCAGTGATTGCACATTTGTGTTGTCCAAAATCCAGCGAGCGGTATTTGGATTAATAACCATCGTGCGAATTTTGTATTTACGATACTGAGCAAGTCCACCCAATGTCCAGTAACGAATGTCAGTGATAGGGTTGGCGCTGTTGTTCGCGTTGATACCATCCGTTGACCAGTTTTGCCCCACTGGAGTCGCTTGATTGAAGGCCGGAATCCCGTAGGAAACTGTTCCCTCAACGTAGCTAAATCCGCCAGACAAAATCGCTTGCCAACGTTGGTACTCAATACGAGCTTCCAGACGACGATTCAAACGGTCTACGTCCAAATCGATGTACTGGCGAATACCGCGTTTATTTCGTCCGTTGTCACCGAGTTCACGAAACCACAAGATTTTTTTCTCGTCGTAGTGAATTGCTTCCTTGAAGGCAGGCGCCTCGAACTCTTGCACACGAGTTCCGAAGCTTTGGATGTACTGAGGATCGGTCCCGATAACGTGTTGATTACTCAACCCGCCTGTGGCCTCGATGACCTCTGTACGAATCTTGCGCACTGGTAGCGCAATACTCGGAATGTATTTTGATCCTTTGTAGGTCGAGGGGTCGTTGACAACCTCTCGGACCAACTTTTGGAGCAGTTCAGTTTGCTCCGTTGAAATAAATTGGTTAGACATTTTGACCCCCTATTAAAATTTAAGTACTGTAACGCCGCGAGCATCTGTGATTTTGCGAGCCCCAAGATTCGAGATGCCGTTCGAATCAAGTCCAGTTGCTCCGCTGTAAAAAAGAGCATTGTAGAAAACGAGTCCGCCGAAGATACCGCGAGCTAGCACTGTTCCTGTCGCGCCATCATCATCGATACTTTCAAACAACACCGCAGCCGCAGTCCCAAGACCGCTAGCCCCACCGCTTCCGGCGTACTGATCGAACAAGTTAACGTTCGGACCAGATGTGTATTGCGCCAATACCTGTCCAGCGGTTCGACCGCCAGCCACGTAGGGCAATCGAACCGGGCCAATGACAGCCAAGTTTCTGTTTTGAGCCAAAACCATCGGATAGTCTTTGCGATAGATTTGGCCGCTTGAGTATGCGTCTAAGCCTGTTGGATTTGCCATAGTTCCCCCTTGTTATGCCATGCCGAGGAGCGGGCTCACTAAAGCCACCATTTCCTCAAATTGAGATTCCATTGTTTGTACCGCTTTTGATAATGCCGCCATTTTTTCTTCGGCTTTTTCGTGCACTGGGATTTCATGTTCTGGCGTTGAATCATCTGGCATATAAGCCAAATGCGCCTTCATTTTATCCATGCACATTTTCATGTGTTCATGAGCTTCGCCATGATTGCCGGCTTGATGAGCTTTGTCAGACTCTTCAAGATGCTTCATCATTGCCTCTAAATGAGTTTTTGGAAGATTCTCACGAGCAGGAGTTGGTCCGTCACCTTCTTGAGTTGGTCCGCCGCCCTCACCGCCAACTTTTGGATTTGGGAGATCAGCAGCATCAGAAAAACGCTTACCCTTGCTGAGAGCATGTTGAGTGAATGGCATATGAGAGAGCATTTCTTGCTCCATCTGTTTTTTCTCTTGAGCTTTGTGAAGCTTTGCCAAATCCACAGCTTTTTGAGTTCCAACAGCGCCAGTCAAAATAACAGGCTCACGCTTATCAAGCGCTTCAAAGAATGTATCGATAGCCTCTTGGCTTTTTGCAGCCAAACGAGGGATGTCGATTGCCTTAATTTCAGCAGGAGTGATTTTTGCTTTTGCACGATAAGTGGACAATCGGGCGCTCAGTGAAACTTGTTTTTGAGCCAACTGTGTTGCCTTAGCCGTAGAGCGAAAGCCCGAGGATAGCTTTGCAAAATCCTCTTTTTTCTTAGCGAGTTGTTTCTTTTCCTCTTCGTCCTTTTCAGCAGCCATTTTCTTTTCTGCCTCATCGACTTCACCGGCTAATTTTTTGCCGTCCTCTTCAGACATAGCTGCCAACTTATCGTCAGCCTCTTTTTCTGAGAGTTTTTCTTTTTCCATGAGGTGCTTTTTCAGTTTTTCTTTGTCCACGGTTCCCCCTGACATGTGTGTAGGCTTTCCTTTTGCGACTCTGCGAATATGGTCCTCAGCCGCTTGCACAGCTGTGGGCGCATCATCAAACTCTGCGTTCAAGCCTTCGATTCCCTCAACGGCAAAATGTGCACGCTTTTTGGGATCATCAGGCGTAATGCAAACGACTTTGAACTTGGTTCCAAGGATTTCGCCCTCTTTAACATTTTCTTTTTTCAACTTCGCACCTCGGAGTAATGAAGCATTCGGTGCAGCTGGAAATGGAGTAACAGTCAGCTCATTGAGTTTGCATGTATCCAAATCCGCACCAATAGATAGATGAGTCCAACGACCGTCTGCGGCTTTCGCCACATTTTCTTCGCCGAGAAATTTTACTTTCCCAAACAAAGCTTTTTTGCCTTCGAAAGTCCCAACAGTAAGAGGACCGATAACCCGTCCCACAGTGTCGCGGGCAGATGTTGTGTGATCGAGCTGGATGGGTGGATAATTTTTTACAGCAATTTCACTACCGCCAGCAGAGAGCTGAGTAATGTGATCATTAAAATTTTTGCAGAGATTTTCGACGTGTTCGTCTTTGATTTCGACAGGCCCATCCATAGATTCAAACTTGCCAGCATAGACGAACATAGCATCGCGCACGAGTTCGGCTTTATTTCCGCTCTCATCTGCTTTTGCTGGAGTAGTAATCTCGCCAGAGTATAAACAAACCTTGCTCATCTCCTTTTAGGGTAAGGGCAAAATTCGGAACTCTAAAGATAATATTAGATATTATCTGGAAGACCAATTGACAGGCAGAGGCTCGGGCTTTCTGTTTGCACGCTGAATGCTTGCTTTATGAATCAGCTTTGCATGTTCAGGATTGAGAATTGAAAGTGGGACAATCTCGCTTCGACAGTTCCAATGACAATTATGTACTAAATATCCGCCAGCTATATAGGTATGATCTTTTTCGACTTCGAGATTAAAGACGATTTTTGAGGATTTATACCATCCAATTTTCTGTGCAATATTATATGCTCTCTCTGATCCATCACTTGTAAATTTTCTGGACGATTGTCGTCTTTCGTTTGTTTGTTTGCTCGAGGATGTTCCTTTAGCATTATTCCCACATATCCATACTTCAATTTCTTTTTTCCACCGTTCCAAGAGGGATGATTTTCCCCATTTTGAATAGCCGCCAAAGAAATAGCATGACATTGACTTGAACAATACTTTCGGTCGCGCTTGCACCAAGGAACCCATCGCTGCTTTGAACACTTTATACAAGTTAAGAGTACTTGTCCGTAAACCCTCTTCTGCGATGAAATACTCTGCTTCAATAAATCCAAGGCTTCTGTCAAAGTAAGGGTGATTGGGGGTAGCCACTGCGCATCCAATTTGAAATAAGTGCTTTGATTTCGAAATCGAACGGTATATTTTTTTAACTCTTTGCCATCTGTTTGCATGCGTCCACACATAATCAGCAGTTCCAATGCAATCAATTCTTTTCCAACCGTCTAAAGTAAGAATAAGAGATTCTCCTGTAAAACAAGGCGGCGTTTCCTTCTTTAAATATTCGGAACCCTTTTCATAAACGAGGCCAGTACGAGTGGCGCACCATTTTGTTGTTCGATGATCACGGATGGCCAAAAATAAGTAATGCGTAATATCTGGATTGGAGTCATAGAAATCTCGTCTTGCCTTGTTATAATGTAAAGTCGTTTCAGTTCGCGCAGTGGTCTTTGCATCGGCGTATGTCTTTTTTAAATCCTTTTGGATACCTCTAATAATATCAGAATGGTCAACCACTTCGCCGGCTAAAAAATCACGTGCATGCTTTTGCCACACGGTTTTTAATTTCTTAAAGTAATCGTCTTTCATTTTTTTGGCGATAACTCGCTGCCTACGTGGAATGTCTCTTTTCCTTCGCCACTTTTTCCATTCGTTCATCAAATCGAAAATAGTTTTTGGATCACCTTTGGCCAATCGGTGAGCACTGTTGAATGCCTTTTTTTTGACCATGTACATTTGCCAGACAAGCAAGAACTCAAAGTCAAATTGATTTTCATTAACTTTACCCATATTGAAAAGCTGCGTCAGCGAATCCGCTGTCACTTTGTCGAGGAACTCTGTGAATCTTTTACACCAATAATTCTCAAGTTGGTCAGCTTCATCGGCTTGCCTTGCAATTTCTGTTAATTGTGATTGTGGTAGCAGATGATTTAAGTTAGACAGGTTGCGAATCATATAAGGACGGTAACATGAAACACCTCGTACTTGGTAGCGGTAACTTAGGCACTGATTTATTTGAGACCATCGTGAAAGCTGGCCATGAGGCTGTTATCTGGAAACACGGGGATAAATTCGATTGGCCAAATACGCCGCCGCGCGGACTTGACGCATTTACTCACATTTGGTGTGCGGTCGGGTACGGCTCAGTGAATGAAGCTGCAGCTAAATTTCGCCATGCCGTTGATGTCCATGTCAACTTACCTGATTACATTGTTAGGCATGCTCCGCAAGCGCGTTTGATATTTTTCTCAACTGATTATATCGAATCTCCAGCCTCGTCGCTGTACGCTCTTACGAAATATTTTATGGAGCATCGCCTTGCTTTTGAAATGAACTGGGGAGGGCGCAGAAATATAAACATCATTCGCCTAGGATCACTTTATGGAAAACACAGACAAGTTAAAAATCTTGCTTATCGTTTACAGCAAAATTTAGATGAGATTTTAAAACTTCCCTCAAACATGATCAGACCAACGCCAACAAAATGGGTAGCTGAGGTTTTAGTGGACAAGATAAACGATATTCCGCCACTATTTCATTTATGTCCCAGTGATGATGTCTCGGTGGCGGACTTCGGAAAATTTTGCACTGGTAAAGAGGTTGAGGTTGGAATGATTGACATCCAACGCCCTCGTGTTATTGAGCCTAAGTGTGCATACTTGAAAGATGCACCGACGTGGAAATCTTTATATGAAGAGTATGCGCTTTGAATGAACTGTTTTTGACCTTATTGCAGATGGTGGTGGCATGAAAGTCGAAAGGCAAAGCTAGACGGACAGGAAGTAAAAAGCCTGAAACCGGAGGATTAGCGTATTCCCAGTTCGAATCTGGGGAGGTTAAAAACAGTTCATTGAGAGTGCAGCGTGGAAAGCTGTGGATATAAAAAACTAGAAGATACTTACCTGAAAAGGCGGACTGAGTAGCGTGACCCGCAAACGGCACAACCACTAGAGACACGCAGGAGCGGCAACTCCTTACTGTAAAATAAGCGTTCCTCCGTAAAGAAGGCCGGCGTTAAATAAAAAAGTATAGCCAGAGTCGCGCCTGGCCATCTCTCTTTATTACAAATGGGGTATGTATTGAAAACGATAAACGGAGTGCCGCAGTTTAAAGAAAATGGGAGATAAACAATGAGTTTAAAAATACAAATCAACAGTGCTAAGATTAAGACATTCAAGCCATGCAAGGATAGATTTGATAATTGGCTTGAGCATTACGACGGTTTCAATGGAGATATTTTAGAGTTTTTAGCTCTGGATAAGATCACAAATAAAGACAAGATCTGGGTATCTGTCAGAGTCTTGCCTGGAGAGCAGCTTGAATACTTTGCGATAGATTCAGCATTTGCGGCGACGGGATATGCTGCTGCTTATGCTGCTGCTGCTACTACTTATGCTGCTGCTGCTGCTACTACTTATGCTGATGCTGCTGCTGCTGCTGCTACTACTTATGCTGCTGCTGCTTATGCTGCTGATGCTGCTGCTTATGCTGCTGCTGATGCTGCTGCTTATGCTGCTGCTACTTATGCTGCTGCTGCTGCTGCTGCTACTGCTACTACTTATGCTGATGCTGCTGCTTATGCTGCTGCTGAAAGATCTCGCCAAGTGGACTGTTTGGACTATCTGATTAGGAATGCATGATGGAAGGCATTCAAGGCGTAATCTTAGTTATATGTATGGGGCTATTTGTGAATGCTGTCTGTAGATGGATGGATAGAGTATGACTTCTGACCCTAAAGAAAGCCCGAGAGAGTTATGAAGTACGGATGGGAAATTGCAGATGAGGTTCAGCGATTTGTTGGAAACTCGGCGGATGTTAAATTTGTTGAAGCTGAGGCCTACGAAGCCGTCAAAGCGGAGTGCGCGATTCTCAGAGAGGCCAATGACAATTGTATTTCAAGAGGGCTTCATGAAAGCCGAATGCAGGCCATTGAGGAAGAAAACGCCGCCCTCAAATCAGACTACGGCACTTGTGATGCTGAACGAGACACACTCAAAGCTGAAGTGGAGAGATTGAAATCTAAATGGGAGCAAGAACAAGATTTGCTTGGTGAATGCTTATTCAACCATGCACAAAAATTGACTAAATGTCAGGAACTCCGCGAACAAGTTGAATTTGAGCAATCCGTCGTGCGCGAACGAGAGTCGATGAATGCGCTGCACTTGCGAAAATTGAAGCAGCTTGAGGATGAGACGGATAAGCTCCGCGCTGAAGTGGAGCGGTTGAAGACGTGTGATGAAACCCTCGCTGTCATTCTTGCAAAATTAAATAAGCGCACGCAAAGAAACGCAGAACTCCGCGAGCACGGCAAGGCTTTGTATGATGCGCTGAAATCGGAGTGCTGTTGCACTGGAGAAACAGAGTGCGTTGGCGGTATAATTAAGCCTATTTTATGCGATGCTTGCGAAGCCCTCGCGCTTCACGGGAAGTTTTTTGTGGAAGGTGGTGGGGAGTGAGCTTTGAAACTGGGAATAAGGATGGAAAGCATTATTGGCTTACGCCGCCTGAGCTTATGGAGGCTCTACAGCTTGAATTCAAGTTTGATTTCGATCCATGTCCATATCCTCAGCCTATTGGATTTGATGGCTTAACAACCGATTGGGGCCAATCGAATTGGGTAAACCCTCCATTTGGATCCATCATGCATGAAGGAAAGAAGAAGGGTCCTACTGCATGGGCCAGAAAAGCGATTGCAGAGGCCAACAAGGGTAAGGATGTAGTTTTTGTCTATCCTATTGATAAATGGGTTTTAATGCTTATTGAAAGGGCCAGTGAAGTGAGAAACTTAAAAGATGTAAAATGGTGCGCGACTGAAGATGGATCCAGCGGTCCAGGCATAGGCCGACATGTTGGGATGTTCGTTTTGCGTGGCCATCGTGAAGGGACTGCCTCGAAATGAATCAATATGTCTATTACAATTATATAAGAGATGAGATTTGGATTGGCTTTGATTCGCAATGGGAAGGGCTTTTATTGCTTGGCAGACTTTAAAATAATTCATTATTTACTTGATTTTGTGCCACATAATTGATATTCTTATATCAACAAGGCGGTACAAGATGGAATTCAGCAAAAAAGAAATTAAACTAATGATCAGCATTCTAAATGACGAGCGAAACAATCTCATGATGTCCACTCCTGAAACTAAAAAAGATTTAAAGGCAGTTCAAAAGGCGATCATTGCTATTGAATCATTGCTGGAAAAATTGGAGGCAAAATGAACAAAAGAATACTGGGTTTTGTAAGATGGTACGATGAAAAAGGAGACGATGGTATTTTGCAAGATTTCGAGGGAAACGAATACTATTTCAATTCGTGGTCGTTTCCAAAAACGAAGTATCGAGTTACTGGTACTTGTAAAATCACCGGGAAACAAAAGACAGTTATGACTAGATATTATCCTGGATTATTTTTGTCTTATACGATTGTCAAAGACAATATGTGTATGAAAATAGACCACGACACTCCTGTAGAGTTTGAACAGGCTAAGGGCATAGATCAACGCTGGGCTGTCTCTATAACTTTGAAACCAGAGCTTATTGAAGATGTTCTTAGTCACCATATTGAGTGTTCTTTGGACTATCAGGAGAGTTTACAGTTCGATCCTATGAGAGTGATGAGACTCGCGTATGTAGATAAATCTTTGGACAGGCTTATAGGAAAGGTTTGGGGTGACCAATGAAACAGTATGTAGCTATATACAAAACGACAGGGGAGTTGGTTTTAGTAAACTCAACGATTCTATGTTCTGAGGTTGAATTTCAAGTCGGCGATAAGGTATTTTTATATTTGATGGCCGAACTTGGCGGACAATCGAACTTTGAAATAATCGGGGATTTCTAATGAAGCGCAAGGCAGGACGCCCAAGGCTGGGCAAGCAAAACAAAGTGCATGTTTCAATCAGGCTCGAACCAAAAGTTCGGGCTAAACTTATTGCTGATCACGGCTCAGTTCAAAAATGGATTGATTCTATGATTGGTAGTCTTTGTTGGACGGCCATTCCTGACAAAAATGTGAAAGATTGAGGATTATTGGTATGGGAAACGTGACGGCCGTTAATTGGAAGCATATTGAAGATCAAAGGACGGCCACCAAATGAACTGTCCATACTGCCACAGGGTTTTAACTAAAGACGTGCTCGCGAACAAGAAGAGAATAGCTAAAAAGAATAAGCAAGACGGGCTCAGGTTAGCCCAGGCTAATGGTAAGCATATCGGAAGGCCGCGCAAGGCCCAGCCAAAGGCGGTCTTAATGTGGCGAAGCCTCGGACGCTCTTATGCTGAAATAGCCAAAGAGTTGGGATGTTCTACAGGTGCCGTTCGATACGCAATTGGCAATCCTCTAGAAGCAGCAAATGAGGATGAGAAGTGATTAAATGGATTATGAGTTGGAATGGAATATTCTGGTTTAGAATATTTGGCATTGGACTCCATATTAAAGACACCACTAAGCACAGACTTTATTTCAGCGAGCGGAATGGATATGTTAAGCGCCTCGTTGTCGGAAAATATTCGATTCGATACTTAGGTATTGCGTTCTAAACCGGCGTTGCCGAGTAAATCTCTTGAACTTTTTTCCAAAATGACGGATCGCTCTCAGAATAATTCTTAAGTGCTTGTACTTTGGCTGCGTCCCATCTTTCCTGATCCACGCCTGGCGTTTCCATGTCCTCGGGGTATAAAATAGCTTTAGGGTCCTGGTTCATATCCTCAGGGGATAATTTCCCCGGTCCTGTTGGTTCTTTGGACACATCTGGATCAACATCAGGGGCTGCTGCTGGAGGCGCCTGCGGATCGTCCTCTTGTTTTTGCCCAGGATAGGTGTTATCCATTCCGACGTCACTTATGTCTGAAGAAATCTCTTTCATTGTTCTTGTCATGTAAATAATATTAATGCCAAAGACTACCTAATGGAAAGGAAAATTTAATGTTGCGCTTCCGACCAATTTTGATAATGGAATAATATGAAACGAATCAAATACCTAGAACGCGATAAAAATCTTGAAGTTGTAACCCTACGCTGGCCTAAAAAGCTCAAGCGAAAAGCTGAGCGTGATGCCTCGAAAAAAGGTGTGAGCCTTAATCGTTGGGTTGAGACTCTGATTCATCAGCGTGTGGATCACCGTTAGGATCCATCATTGGCTCTGGCGGTTTGATCGGAGTTGTTCGCGGCTCATAACCCATTTTTTCACGAGTCGTATTTAAATCATTTAGGTCTTGCATATCAATTGCACCAATGTTGACGCCCTTCTCGACCATTTCCATTTCTTTTTCGCGCTCATCTTGGCTGAGCTCTCGTTTTTGGAAACTGCCAAGCCCGTCCTTCTCCCAAGCCGAGCGTGGGAAATTGTAGGCGATCATTTCAAATATCAATTGCTGCAAAAGAATGTGTTCTAAGCCAGCGTTGATGCCATCGCAAATTTTATCAAATGTCCTAGCATGCTGCTCACCAAGCGTAAAGTTGCCACCGCCATCGCCTGTTCCAAAAATAAGCGACGGCACAAGTAGAGATCGCATCAAAGACTTATTGCAGAAATCAAGAGTAGCAATAAAGTCAGCAGCGTTTGATGCCTGTGGCATGATGTCCACTTCGTAAATCTGCCCCTTTTTACCAGGCAAAATAATGCTTGAATCGTTGTGAATATTCCTAAAAGCATCACGAGCAGCAACGTCGGCACGTATGCCGACTTTTGTACCCTTTGCATTTACTCCTTGCTGGACTTTTGAGGGATCTTGGATTGTGGTGTTTGGATCGGCAAATACAATTGGGAGGGGCGTGCCTTTCCTGTCAAGAGCGATTGCAAGCATGCGAAGGACTTCGTCTTTGACCACGTAGTACTTGTAGGCCCTTCGGAGCAAGGATCGACCATAAGGGTTTCCAAACTTTCCTTGGGCGTCGAAAGCATAGTGGATGCACTTTTGCTTTGGAATTCTGATTGAGAGATAGTTGAACGTGTTTGCTGTACGCATGGGGAACGGCAAGTCTCCCATTTTGGCGAAGACATCGGGCCTAGAAGAATCAGTAAATCCAAACCCACCGCTAATAGGGCCACCAAAGAAACCAACACCTTGAGAGAGCACTTGCGGATTATAGTTTCGCTGATATTGCAAGATCCCATCGTAAGTAATTTCACCAGTCCGATCGGTTTCGAAGAGGACTGTTGAGGGGGGCAAGGGGATGAGTCTTTTGGGAACAAAACCTTTTTCGGTATTTGCCCAGACTTTTTCTTGGACGCAGAAGCCCGACCACGACGCGGATAAGAGCTCTTTGATTGCATTAAACCAACCTCCTTGAATATCTTCCAAAACTAGATTTACCCATTTGGTAATTTCTTCAGAGGGATGCTGGTATCGACCCAAGCGCGCGGCTAAACACGTAGTTAGAAAATCAACACCTGAACCAATCGTGTCGTCTGTGTCGACCATTCGTTTAAATGTCTCAACCGATACGCTCGATGGGTTTTGAATGAATCGATAAAATTGATTAAATAATGCCGGGATCGGAGTTCCGCGCGAAGTCTCAAGATCTTTGAGATTTTCAATCTCCACATGGCGAGCATAAAGCATCGTTTCTAATTCATACGATGCCGTGTCCTCTTCAGAACCGTCCACTTGATCCGTGGACGAGGTTTCACCTTTATCGCGCATTGAAATCCTTCAAAAGTGGGAGTTGACGATCTTTATCACTAATTATTATGTCAGGCTCATTCTTATTTGCCCACATAATATCTAGAGCCGGATCGTTCCACCGAACTCCACAATCTGATTTTGCATCATACAGCGTCGTGCATTTGTAATAAACAAGAGCGTCGGGGGTCATTGTCTGATAGCCATGTAAATATCCTGGCGGAATGTAAAGAGCTTGTCCAGGATTCGCGAGTATCGCTTTCACATGTTTGCCTGTACGCGGATCCACTGCCACATCAAGAATTGCACCTTTCAAACAGCGCACAAGTTTTCCTTGCGGACTTGAGGTCTGCATGTGAAGTCCTCGAGTGGTGAAGCGTTGCTTGTTGATGACAAAGTTGTCTTGCGGCCACCAAATTGGCAGACCATGGTCATAATAAACTTTTTCGTTGAACGACTCTTCGAACATTCCACGCCCGTCCCAGTGGCAAATGGATTCGATCAACTTAACACCTGATAATTCTAATTCTGTGACTTTCATTTTCTCTTTTCCATCCACACATTTTTCACAAGCTGCGCAAGCACTAGCTCAGCACACCCGTCGATAAACGTGTTGTTCGTGTCTAGGTACAAATCAAATTTTCCATCTTTGCTGTACTTATCAAGTCCAATTTCAGAAGGATGATCACTGTTTGGTCGCCATGAATCACAACGCTTTTTTCTAACCTCTTCACTGGCTTCAAGTCGCACGCGAAGAGCATCAGGGAAAGCATCAAACTCATTTTCAAAACGACAATCGTCAATAATTATGGTGCAGCTTGGATATTTGTGTTCAAGCTTACTCACGCGCGCTTGCAAACAACGAATCCATATCTCTGGCCCAAGAGTTTTTCTACCCCACTCAGTGCCTAGCAATTGCAAAAGCGGACCATCTTTTTTTACATCACGCTCAATGCCATTTGCTCGCAAAAGAGCAAGCACAGCATCGTGCATTTCATAGATCACATCTGCAAACTTAAGCTTAAATACATTCTTGCCTTCAAGTCGTTCCACCAGCTCATTAGTGAGTGAAGTTTTACCCGCGCCTTGCTTACCACTAATTAAGATAATTTTGCTCATGCAAAACAACCCCAAACAATAATGCCAGCAAGCAACCAAAAAGCCACAAATTGGACAACGCTAATCTTGCGACCGCGAAACTCCATTTCCCAATACCTGATGGCATCGAACCATGACTCTTTCCAAAATCTAAAAAGCTGGGCATCTTGATTTCGCCTTGATGCAACAGCATAGAATCTTCTCGCATCATCTTCTTTTTCAAATTCTTTTTGTTTGATTTTTCCATCCTTAAAATATCTAACCCCGAACATTTCTGTCTTCATAGAAACCTAGTTGTGATAAGTGTTTTAAATACTTCAATTATGCCAAGCATCTTTTCTAGCGTCAGCTCAGTGTTATAGCGCATGTAACGACCGTCCCTTTTAACTACGATGACCACAATACAATCATCAGGCTCAGCCTCTTCAGCAGCATTTAAAAAAATTGATTTTGGATCACCCCTACCTATATGCGCGATCATTTCCACTCCCAATACAAGGCGGTGCCACAATCAGGGCATCGATCCAAAGATTTATCAGTTGTTTTAAGAACGCCTTTTCGAGTGACAGCCTTACTGTTCAACTCACATTTACGACCAGAACAATAACCATAAGGTTTTTTGGTCGTTGATGTTGCCATCTCTTCAAGCGTAAGCCCGTCCCAATTTGTAAGTCCGGCTCGATACAATCCGCGCACTCCCATACTAAGACACCACTAAATCAAATTCGTCTACGCCGTCCATAGAGTGCATAAATTCACTAAACGCCACTTCGCTTTTTAAAATCATGGATCGCTTAAAGCTGATAGCATTTCCAATCAGGCAGCAGCCAATACTATCGACCTGCGGATTGTTACCGATATGAATTTCAAGGTAATCATGCCCTGGAACGCCATTAATAATAAAAACGTCATATCCAAATTTAGGAGATGCGTAGCGAGTGCATTTGTATGTGCCATTTATAATGATAGGCTGCCACGAGCCATCCGTTTGCTTGTATGCATGCTCGCCCACCCAGTAATTTCCACCATTAATAGAAAGCTGGCTAAATATTCCAGTCGATAGGCGATTGATTCTAGTTAGAGTTCCGGTCATCACACCACTCCTTAGTTGTTTTCTTAATCTCAGTTGCTCGGTGACCTAAATAATTACCTGAACGTAATGTTGACCAATACCTAGCCGCACCCTTGGCGGTGGCCGTATCAATTCCTTTTGCAATGACTTCATCCTGTGATATGAGTCTCGACATCATTGGAACAGCACAGTTGATATTATTGATTGGATCAAACAAATCTTTTTGAGTGGCGTGCTTACACCAAGGCAACTTGTCTTCAACTGACAATTGAAAAAGCCCAAGAGACCATTCGCCCTCAACCTCTCTCATTGCTGACTTTGGTTGATATCCTGATTCCCAATTTGCCACATCAACCATCATCACAGCCCAGAAATCTTGTTTATCGTTTTGGCTTAACTGGTCGTACCCTGGACACCAATCAAGAATATCTTTGGCGCGATTGAGTGCAGGAAAATGCTGATCAATGTCGTATCTCAAAACCTTACTCCACTGAACTGCAGATGAGTTATTCTTTTCCCAATTAAGAGCAGAGGTATTTAAGCTGAATAAATCTTGTGCTTCCACAATTGGAATCATCGCCAAAAAGAAAAATAAATATTTCATAATTATCCTAATCTAAAACTGCACCAACAACATGGTCCAGTCGAATGAGGTGAGGCGAGGGAATGGATTCAATAAGTTGTCCGCGACGACCGGGGGGTCTGATTTTCCAGATGGCATATCCGGCGCCGTCTGATGCGTGTGTCCTGTTGATGTCTCCGCCGTTGTCCAACTTCCCTCGCCCTCTCATAGTTGTTTCTTTCCATCCTACCATTCTAATGTCAGTATCGAAATTAGGGCAACCTTGTGGTGAGTATGTTTGATGAATCTCACCCAATCCATTTTTAAATTGCGCATTCATATTTTCGATTCTGTCTTTAACGTGCGGGTTGCATTGATCAGTGTCAATACTAAATTGACATCCACGTTCTGATAGCACATTTGAAATTTGAATGTAGTCAGTCTCTCCAGCGTTTGACGTGGTGCCTTGATTGCCAGAGTAATCACCAAATATTCTATAAAAGAAATTAGGAAACTGCGTAATCAATTGAAGCGTCATGCTAGAACTCGAAGTTTGAGTGTCTACAATCTCACGAAACCAATGTACATGTTCACTGTATTCGCCAGGCCCCTCTTGTCCAATCATCCAAATACACGGAGCAGGAGAGTAGTTGAAATCCATACCAATAATAAGAGGGCGCTCAGGATTTGGTGCAGTATCACCCCACGGTGAAACGTCCATTCTGTTTTCGTGATCAGCCGCATAGTAAGCGCGTCCACCAAATACGTTTACATGTTTAGCCTCAAGCTCTTGCAGAGCCATCATTGGAGAGTAAGTTTGCAGTAAGCCATTGTAGAAATCGCGACTGATGATATCGGCAAAAACAGCCTCTTCAGTTCGAACATGCATTGAGTTGTACAACTTGCCATCTGCCTTTTTAGTGAATCGCTCATAAGACCAGTCTTCACCATTTGGCGTGCTTGTCGCAAGACCCTTAATATATTTTGATTCTCGCATACGAGATAGTAAAACGTCGTGCGCGTACTGCTCAGTATCCCTGAACTCATCAATCCAGTACCATGAGATTTGAATACCACGAAAACTATCTGGCTCAGACATTACACGAGTAAAAATAGTTGTGACCTTTTTATTGAGTGGATTTCTCACATGTAAAATATTTGCGTAGTTTTTAAAGCGCCTACCCATGCCCCATTCACGAGGCGGCTGTCTATCAATGACATATTCAAAACCATATTCACCGAGCCAATAAAAAAGCTCGCGAAGAGTCGCTGTCGACAGCTGATTGTAATCATTTGCGCCAATGAATCCGGTTAAATCAGGATACTTTATAATGTGATCAATAACATAATGAGACCCAGTAAATGTTTTACCGCTTGCGATGCCGGCGAAGAATGCAAAGTGTGTGAACGGGTGATTAATTGCCTGCCACTGATATGGCAGAAGATCGACTGTGCTAATCTCCCTTGTCATATTTTATTCCAGAACCAGGGCGAACATTAACCGTGTACTTTAGCTCTCCAGATTCTTTCGGCTTATCATCTTCCGTTTTAGCCTCTTGATCTTGAATGCCATAGCCACCGCCTAAGTGCTTCATTATAATTTCAGCAGCCTTTGCTCGATCACCATTAGAAACAGAAAACTTTTTTCCACCGAAAACGTTGATGGCGTTACGAGCCTCGAGTGGAATATCTTTGAGCTCGCGTGGGCTTCCATCAGGATGATAAAGCTTGGATGTGTCCACGTTAACAATATTGAGCATGGCCTTCAGAATATCCTCGACCTTTATTTCTAACTTAGTTTCAATCTTTTTGTTTAACTGCGCGATGCGTTCCTGAATCTTAACATCGCTTAACAATCTATGTGCAGCAACCTCAGCTGATTTTCCTGGCGAATAGCCCGCACGAATAGCAGCCTGTTTGCCATTCAGGTCGATGATGTATTCTCTGCAAAATCTTTCCCGCTTCGGGGGGAGCATAATTTATTACTCCACTTTAAAATTTGGTAGGTAATCCTCGACAAGTTTGGCGCAACACTTGCGCAAATACTTTGATAGGTTGATCGAATTATTTTCGCAAATCTCTTTTGCTTGAAAATAAATTGAGTCCTCAATCGTATAGCTGCGAACGTTTAGCTTTTCCTTTTGAGGTTGTACTTCTTGTTGGGCATCTGAAACTGCGTCGTGGATACTTGATGTTGTGCTCATACTCTAATAATATCAAAGATATTATTAGAACTGCAAGAATGTTCTGTCTTGGATTTGTAGAGGGCTGTCGTTCGTCTGATATGTCGTTGTCAATCCGCTAGCACTTTTTGTTTCCATGTATATGGAAGAACCGTTTGGTGTAAGCAGAGTGCTGATGCTCGCGCTTGCTGGTAAGTTTATTGTGAATTCACCTTCTAAAACATTTGTGAATTGCACAACTGCAGGCTGCACTGGAACAAGGTTAAGAGTTGGATCAGTGGGGAAATATGCAGTAGCGCTCACACCGGCTAAGTCCACATAACCAAAATAGTTTTGTGGCAATTGATTTACAATTTTCCCAGTCAATAACCAGTCATCGCCGCGAAAAAGAGGAATCAATCCTTCAAGGTATTGGCTTTTATCAAGACTTAAGTAAACGGCCATCCTTAGATGATGCCTCCAATTTATCTGGCTGTCGAGATAACGAATCAAGAATCTTCTCTGCGGAGCGTGTCAGGTTTTGCGCAATAATATCTATCACGCCGGGTTGAATATCACCGCCGAGGGGAGGGATTGATTCCAATTCAAGTGAAATGCCTTCATCTTTTTCAATCAATCTAATAACAACTTGTCTGCTCATAGTATGAACTCCTCAATTATTTTTTTGCGAATTTCGTTTGTTTTTTTCATCGTCAAATTTTCTCGGATATAGTCCCATGATTCTTGAACTTGTTTATCGCAATCGATATCACCGCCAACCATAGCAATTAGCTTTTCACGAAACTCAGTAGGACCATTATAATTCAAACAGCCAGGACGGACCCATTCTTCCCAAGAAGGTGCAAGGCAAGGTGCACCTGCGTAGGTAGCCTCAATCCACGCGATGTTTGATTTTGATTTGTTGAAAATGTTTGGGAATAAAGGACAAATAAAATAGCCGGGGCGCTGTTGGTAAATGTGTCTGAAGTATCCTGGGATGTCTTTACCTGGTTCGATACGACAACCTTTAATCAAATCAGTAATGAACCATGGATTGTAACCAACAAATTCCCATTGAAGGTTTGGCCTTTCAGTTGCAATTTTTAAAAGCTCACCGGATACACTCATAAGATCTCTCTCATGGGTTTGCGATCCACGCCACATGATCGAAGCTCTGCGGTCACCGCGAAATAGCTCATGACCTTTTAAAAGATCGTCATCAATCCCGTTTGGCACGACAATGATATTTTTATTGAGTGGATCATATTTTTTCTTAAGCGCAGGAGTGGATACGGTAACCACATCAGCGAGAGCGATAATGTTTGCTACATTCTTTTGAATGTCTGGGCTTCCGTACATAATGTGCGTGGGGTTATCAGAAGGCACTGAGAACAAATCGTCATCATAATCTACCCAAAGTGGCCGGTTGTTTTCTTTCGTAATAGTGGCAACAGTTAAATCTTGAGGACGAAATGGTCGTTGCATAAATACGGCATCGCAAAGCTTTATCACTGACCAATCAATGTGATTTGCAAAAACAATATTAATATTTTTGTAGTCTTTGCGCATGTGAGAAAGTGGGCCAGTTGATCGATAAAAAGCAGTGGCATCCGTTGACTGAGGGATAACTGAAAGTAAAGACAGCATGATAATTCCTCCGAAATAAAAACTTGAATGAGTAAAACAAAGCTGTCAAATTAAAATAGAAAAATAAGGAGATTACATGTTCATTCATTCTGACGCCACAATTGGACTCAACAATAAAATAGGACCAAATGTTTACATAGGTCCGAATGTTATTATCGGAGACAACAATATCATTTCAGGATTTTCATCAATTGGAATGGAAGCGGAGCACAGAGATTATTTTTCCAAATCAGGAAAAGTTATTATTGGCAATAACAATGTCATCCGTGAATTCACCACAATAAATTCAAGCACTCATGGTATAACAAAAATGGGTGACAGATGCGTAATGCTCAGAGGATCGCACTTATCCCATGACAGCGAACTTGAAGATGACGTGAATGTGTCGTGTAATGTTTTAATCGGTGGCGAAACGCTTGTGATGAGAGGTGCAAATCTTGGGCTTGGTTGTATTATTCATCAAAAACATTTAATTGGATCATACTCTATGGTCGGCATGGGAAGTGTCGTTCCAAAGAGTAAAAAAATAGTACCAGGAAATATCTATGTTGGATCGCCAGCGCGTCTTTTAAAAGAAAACTCTGTTGGTCTTTTGCGCAACAGAATTGGACTTGAGCAATTAATGGGAGAAATGCGACGTTATGAAAGACTTCTTAAAGAGCGATGCTGATGGAGTATTCTACATTGGACATGCAAGCGCCCTTGTCCGCATCAATGGAAAGCTAATTCTATTTGATCCAGTTTGGAATCACAGCCCTTATGGACATTACTGGGAATTTATCCCAGAGCAAATCAATTTAGATTTCTTACTCGATGAGATTGACCTCTGCGTAGTTTCCCACATTCATGAGGATCACATCTGTGAACCGATCTTGCGCAAGCTTAAGTGTCCAGTCCTTGTCATGAGTGGTCGACCTAACCTGACCGCTAGAATTAAAAAATATGCAGACATCGTAATCACAGCGCCACCATTCAAATGGGTCAGTATGTGGAAAGGTGTTGAGCTCTATTTTGTTCCACACGCATTCAATTCAATTGATTCATCATGCTTTGTTCGCTCGAAACACTATTGTGTTTATCATGGAAACGACAATTTCCTATCAGATGCACTGATTAAAAAAATCAAACCAGACGTGAAGTCTGTTGATGTGGCCATGGTTCCATTTGCTTTTATACACTACTATCCTTTTTTATTAGATGGAATAGGTGAAGAGTATCGTCTGTCTGAAATCAATAGACTTAACAAACAGTCTCTTGATCAAGCCTACATGTTCGTTGATACTTTTAAACCAAAGATCACAATCCCATTCGGGAACTCTCTTTTTCATGTAGAAAATGATTTTTTAAATCAGAACTTATTAAAAGCAAATGACTTTAAATCAGCTCTCCCTATGTATGCTGGATCTTGGGTTATGGGAAACCAAATTCATTTGACCGATCCAAACCCTCCACCTGATTTATCAATCATCAAAAAAAGAGTAAAAAATGCAGAATTCACACTTTCAAATTATGAAATTGTGGTTAATGATGTTGTGGTAGATGCAGAAAATCTCACTGTAAAAATTGGAAAGCCCAGTAAAAATCACACAAAATTTACGTTTAAACCAATGGAATTCAAGCAATGGTTAAGAGGTGAAATAACCCTGGAACAAGCTATCGGAACAAGACAATTTAGATATTCTCGTGTGCCAGAAATTTATGATCTTAAAATAGTGGAGTTTTACAGCAAATGTCTTTAAATAAATCTGAAAAAAGGAAAATCAGCATTCTATCTCTGACAATGAATCGCTTCGATGCCGTGAAACAGTGCTACGGTGACAACATCAACAACTGCGGGGTCCATTGTGATAATCCTCTTGAGCTTTTGGTTGCTGACAACGGATCAAGCGATCAACGAGTTATTGATTACATTGCTTCATTTCATCCAGCATATCATCGACTCAATAAGGTAAACGAGGGAGTAGGCCGGGCTTTCAATCAACTTCTTGTGAGATGTACAGGTGATTTCATTTGCCTGATGGGAACTGACATCAAAATGCAACCGGGTTGGCTTGAGGAACTTTTAAAATATGCCGACGCTGTTCCCAACGCAGGCATTATAGGCATCAAGTGCACAGCGCAAATCCCAGAAATGACCACTCGCCAAGACAAATACGGCAGGCCATGTCATGCACACTATCTTGACGCAAAGTTTGATAAAGTTTTTGGCACAATGTTTTTCTCTCGTCATGTCTTGGAAACTGTCGGGGGATTCCACGAGGGGTTCCATCCGTATGGCTTTGAAGACAGCTGCCTAAACAATCGCGTGAACCTGGCGGGCTTTACAAGCCTATACGTCCCAGGCAGCGCATGGCAATCAACCCATATTGGCGAGGACTGTGCCGATAAGTCTGACTATCGGCGGATGAAAGATGAGAGCTTAGCAAGGAATCTATCTTTGTTTGGAAAGCGGTCCCAGGCTTACAAGGATCGCACGCTTGCGATTTTTGAGCCTCTACCCGCACCAAGACCCCCCCTGACCACAGAACAAAGCCTTGAGCCTGTCGATTTATCAAAATTTGATCTTGCAAAGATCCGCGAAACTCCCTAAAGACGCCCGTCCACATTCATCATGATCATCTCGCTGGCCTGGACAAGCTTATTCATAAACGCAGCGCCAGGTATCCCCTGCTGCGCAAGTAAAACCACTCTGTAGTCATAGACCATTTTGCAGAGTGCATACATTTCCGGTGCTGCGGCAATGAGCTTGGCGTTGGCCAGCGACTCACTAACGGTCGCGCCATGAACGACGGACACGATAGGCCAAGCGCGATTGCGCTCAGAGACCACGGCAGGTACAACTTTTTCTTTGTTCACAATCCATCGGCCAGGTGTTGGATGATTCATTTATTTCTCTCCTAAAATTCGTTTAATTTGTCTGATTCTCTTTTCAAGGTCCTCAATTTTTTTCCCAACGAGAGTGTAGGGTTGGGGTTCATTGTCGAATTTTTCTCGAAGCTCTTTGAGCTCCTCTTCGAGACGTTTAAGTTCTTTTCTGGCCTGATCCATGATTTATCCTTCCAGCTTCAGTCGCTTTTAAAAACAAAGAGTCATATGCATTTCTCATAGAGAATTTCCAAGCATTATGAGATTTGGCTTGATAGGGAAAAAACACCCGCCAAAAATCAATTGGGGCCAGTTCAAAAAGGAAGTCACGCTTTTTAGGATGGCGCGATATTTTAACAATCTCCCCTATTTCACCACAAAAATCATAATTTCTAATAAAATACATGTACTTATCATCATATCCTAAAACTTGAAAAAATTGATTGGTCATTTGTAACCGTTGTAACCCTCTGTAACCGAACAAGGGTTACAAAAATTTTAATGATATTACATATACTTAACTCATATTATATATATATGTAACTTTGTAACCCTACTACTTCATACGTTAAGACACAAATGTAAAATAACGCCTTGTATTAATAACAAATAACCCTATACGTATGAGGACCAAGAAAACACGGTTACACGGTTACAAACGAAGTAAGGCCCTGATTTTGTTTTGGAATTCTGTAACCCTAACACGGTTACAAACGGTTACAAACCGGAGAGTCCGGTTACAAACGAAGCTTTATACCCTTTTTGACTTGGACGCCAAAGCGGTGCGTAAGATTTTCTGCATTATTGTACTGAGGTAATCGACGAAGTGCGGCGTTCCAGTTGGACGGCCAACGGGTTCGGAACATGAGCTTTGCGAGTTCGACATTGACTGAGGAAACAAATAGGGTCCTTTCATCGGGATCCATATATAAACCATACAGCTCTAAAGTCTTGTTGTAAAGAGGCCAGACATCTTTTTGTCCAGTCACAATATTATTCAATTTTTCATCACGCTCTGGTTCAATCTCTTTGCGAAGCACGCGCTTGATTATTTCGCCTATTGTCATTTCCTCTTGATCACGATCACAAAAAACCTTGCGGTCCATGATCGCATCCAAGCAGGTTTCCTCATCCGAAGCCCCACTCGTTCCAAGCTCTTGCTCTGGCTTTATTTCATCGACCAAAGTGAGAGCGTCCCAATCACTGACCGGGGTGTCCGAGGTCAATAACCACCAACCTGCGAGCAAAGGACCGTACTGCTGAGCAAATCTCATCGAATGCTTTTTAGCTAACACCTTTTCAAACACGGAAAGATTTTCTAAAAACAGGGGAATTTGATTAAAAATCCTGGAAAAAAACCGCTGACAATATGTGTTATCTAGAATTTTCAGAGATTTTTGCAAAGCTTTCCATTGTTCATCGCGGTTATCAGTAACGGGCTTAATGTCTATCTGTGTGAAACGACTCTTATCTTGAGAGCTTTCAATGATCGGGAAAATTGCAGAAACAAGCGCACAAAATCTTGCCGTGTACTCCACAGCATTTCCGGTGGCGGATCCTTTGATCACATATCCAGAATCGGTTGAGGCCTGGCGGATAAGGCCAAGCACACGCTTGATGATGGCCTGCTCTTCAAAGCTGTCTGACTCAAACTCATCATAAACAATGGGTTTAGAACAGGACCCCATCTTTTGGCGGATGCCAGCCTCAGTTGTCCCCCCTGCCAGTCCAAAGAATCGATCCGCCAAAAGGGGTTTCATGAATTCATTAACGATTGTCGACTTACCGCTTCCTTTTTGACCAGTCACGACCAGGTGCGGTCGCCATGATAATATTCCACACAAGTGAGCGGCCACTATCCACCCACCAAGGAAAAACTTTTGCTCCATGCGTTCAGTATTGAGGAGTAAAAGAACATCGACTATAGGCTGACATTCTTTGGCTGTGAGGGGATCTTTGTGCGGGGTTGGATCAGCTTTTGACAGTTCATAAATGAACCTCGAGTCAATTGCGTGAATGTCTTTTAGCTCCCCATCAACCAAAAGCCGATTACCAAGATGCAGAACAGTCCGATCACGATCGCGCCATATACCAGGCCCGCGTATGTTGTCGACATAGAAAATCCCCTTTGATCTGCATTGATTCATCAGATCAGATCTGGCCTCAGACCAATCCACTCTAGTTTTTGTGCCTGGATAAACTGTTTCCCAATAAGCAAGAGGCTGAAGTTTTAAAAGGGAGTCTTCGCCGTGCGAACTTATGGAAACGATTTGTTTGTTTGAGCTTGAAGTGTAGTAATAATCATCTCCGTTGTAGCCGAGCGCGATGATGTAATGCTTTTCGACTTTTATTTGGTCGATTTGTTTTTTAAGTTCGGCAAGTCCTTCAAGGATGTGGAGGTCGTTTGCGTCCGTTGGCTTTGTCGACGTGTCTGCGAACTTTGGGAACCAGACTTTGCCGAGGCATTTTTTTGCAGCGGCTTCCGCTTTTTCTCTGCCGGGGTTTTTATCTGTCCACTGGTCATCGTCTCCGCAGATAATAATGGTAGGTCCCATAATACTGGAAGCGACCGGCAAGAGGTTTCCGGCATCGAAAGCCACAACGACGGGCTTCCCAGTTGCCTGATAAATACTTGCGCCCGTCGCGAATCCCTCGCAGACATAAACTACCTCAGTCTCCTGAAAATTGATTTCTGATGGGATAACATGAAAGCATCCCTCCTTGCGCTGTCCAGATTGGAAATACTTTTTACCGTCTTGATAGATACGTTGGAATCCCCACAGCTTATTCTCTGCATCGCGCGCCGGAACGATAAGCGTATCAGCGTCAACTCGGCAACCGTACAATTCTGGTATTTGTTTTTTTGATAAGTACGGCGTAGTTCCCGTTTGAGCAAATTCATTAAATGCGCTTTTTGATAGGTCAGCGACCTCAAGTTGGTGTTGGAGTTTTTCTTTTTCTGCTTTTTTCGCTCCACTTTTAATCCTCTCAGCAATGAGTTTTGCGTCCTCTTTGGAGTAAGCCGCATTAGTCTTGAATTCAAATTTCTCGTCTGTTCGCCAGTCACCGACTGTTGCTAAATAATAAGGTGAACCATCTTTTGAGGAGTACATACATACCCCCCAAAACCACGCATTCTTTTTTCCGTCGCGGTCAAAGCGATGAATGCGACCGTCTGGAATAGGGACAATGTTGCAACCAAAAGATTTAAGCCAAATTTCAAGATCATTCATGGGTTCAATACTCGTAGAACGTCATCAAGAGACCTTGCAACAAAATAAATCCCACCGTGACGCTGTATCATTGTTTCAAAATTCTTTTGCTCTTGAGACTGTTTTGCGTTTCCGGATTTAACTTCGATTTCTAATCTGACACCACTTGGTAAAATGCCTGTTATATCAGCAGCACCAACGAGTCCAAATTTCATATATCTGCCGTCGACGATGCCTGCGCCGGTGACTTGTTTCCATGCGCGACAGCCTGGGATTTGATTAACTGCTAGTAGAATTTTCTCGACGAGCCGTTGGTGCTCGTAAACCGAGCCCTTTAAGGGTTGAGAAGAAAACTTTTCTGGCAATGTGGTCCCCAAACTTTCCAGCTGTGTCATAGTAAGCTTTCCACACCGAAATTGTGGCGCTATTATAACGTCTCACCCGATCCTCACAGTATGCTTGCGCTAAATCTTCTTGAGAATCGGCAGCAGGTTTCCACTCCTCTAAATCACCGTCAACAAAAATCGGACCAGAACGTTCTTGTGGTGGCACTTTATAGCCGCACTCGGGGCAGCATTCTTCGCCGCGTTTGTACACTGCATAGCACTGTGTACATGTACTAACTTCGGAAATAAATTTAGGTTGCTTGCCATCAAGGTTTGCATCGGGTTCGTCCATCACGCAACCGTGCCTTGGGACGTTGCCCCCATGATCTAAAACAATGAAGTCTGATTTTCCGGGATGGGTTCGTGTTCCTCTGCCGACTTGCTGCACATATAGATTATAAGACTTCGTTGGTCGTGCAAGTATAAGACAGGACACACAAGGGATATCAACTCCCCGTCCGAATATGCCAACATTTGAGATAACTTTAATCTGCCCGCTTTGAAGTTGTTCAATAGCTCGCTCTCTTTCGGCTTCCGGTGTGTCAGCATCACAGTGGACAGCGGCCACCCCTGCAGCATTAAACTGCGCAACGATATGACAAGAGTGAGCGACGTTGATGGCGAAGCACAAAGCAGGTCTTGATTCTCCGATCCTAAGATAGTGTGAGACGATGTCACCTGTAATTGTAGATTTGTCCATTGCTTGAGCCAGTTGTGACTGGACATAATCCCCCTTCGATGTTTTCACACCTGATAAATCTGGTTGTTGGCCGCTTGTAAAATAGCGTGGCTTTACAAGGAAGCCACGCGCCACAAGTTCTTTCATGCTGATAGGCCTAACAATAACTTGCGCGATGTGATTGAGCGGCTGAGACGTGTAAGGTGTTGCCGTCACTCCCACGACAAAAGCGTCTGGATATTTATCTAGGAAAAGTTTGTAAGCATCTGAGGTTGCTTGATCACATTCATCGATGATGATGAGCTTTGCGTCCGGCGTGGACCCACGCGCGTGCATTGTATCAATTGAACAAATCTGAATTGGTGCTTGTGGTCTGCGATTCCAGTGCGAGGCCATCATCACCCCGTGGTTCACTGACTCTCTGAAGAGTCTGCGGCTGGCTTGATCCACAAGCTTTCGGCCACGTACGACCATAGCAGAGCGAACGCTTTTCATCATGGAATCAATCATCATCTTAGAAAAACAAACGGTCTTACCGGCACCTGTTGGCATCACTAGCATGACTCTGCGATTACCTTTCCTGAATTCTTCACGAACTAGGTCGAGGGCTTTTTGTTGATAGTCTCTGAGTTCCACAGTTTTAAAGTTTCCTTTGCGACCTGATTTGTCCCAACGATAAAAGTAATTGGAAGTTGTTCGCCATTGAGCATGCATCCTTGCTGGAGATTTGCGTAATATTCAATACATTTTTTTGCGACGGCGAGTTGTTTTTTTAGTAGCTCAATGTCTTCTGTCTTTTGCACGCCGATATTCTCTTGCTTGCCAAATGAATTTGGCCACTTCGTCTCTGTCATCACAAGATTGTCCATACCCACAGCACGCAATTAAGACAATATTTTTTCCAAGGGCATGAGAAAAAAATTCATGCTCACCATTGTGACAGCTCTTACAGCAAGGCCATTCTAAAATTTCATGGCAATAGAAAAGATACTTACCCTTAATCATGGGACTATCTGACACCACTGCATGGGCTTTACACGACTTCAAGTTCATTTGCAAACTGCTGACTGGTTTTACCGTCTGGCCAGCCGACAATCACCCATGTGGACCATTCATTTTTTGACGTTTCAATTCGTACAATTGTTCCGATGCGTCCTTTAAATGGCCCAATAACAAGACGCACTCGCTGGCCTTTATGAAGCTGCATACGTTGCCGTTGCTGACCCATCGCTATTTGGCGTAAGAGTCCAGCCAGTTGGAATAACTAAGTTGATCGACCCAGGCGCTGCGGCATTGAGCAATGCTTGAATCGCAGCATTTGCATTCATAAGAGTGACGGCATTTGTGCCAAGGGCTGCGATCATTTTGTCAGGCGAGCAATTAATTTTGTCTGGGTTGTACCAAATTAAATTAAAAACTGCGGTTGCTTCATTTACCATTTGTGTATTCAAATTGTTTAAAAAATTCTGTAGCTGAGTCAGCGCCAATTGAATTGGCGTTGGAGACGATATACCTAAATTAATTCCCATATTTCCTCCTAGAAACAAATGTAATAAAGAGTTCCGGTTAAAGCTGTCATTCCAACGGTTACTGCGGATGTACTAATTGATGAAATATAAGTTGAGATTCCAGTAACGCTTGTTGAAAATACGCAAGCGGGCGCAGCCGCAAGAGCTTTCGCAAATGTAAGTGTGCAAGCTGTGGCTGCTGTGATGCCCGATATTGAACCTTTGTTATCTGAAGACCCAGTAACAATTGTTCCACTACCACAAGAAGTCACCGTGGGCGCACTTCCGCCCGGATGAATATGGCCATTTACGTGGAGTAATGAGTCAGGCATTGTGGTCCCTATTCCGACATTTCCGGCGGAACTGATATTAAAAATATTCCCAGCAGAACCGCCACTAGAAGTTACATTTAAATAATTAGCAGATTGAGATGCCGCGCCATTTATCGACAAGCCAATTTGTGTTGATGACTGCAGATAGAGACCGAGTCCACCATTCATTGATAGATCGGCAATTTTATTGCTTGTTCCATTTACATACCAAGCAGTGTGCGGCCTTGACCACTGACTTGGTGTAGAATTCATTGCATACACATAGCCTGCGTTCTGAAGATATCCATCAGTATCTGCTGCGTAGGCCAGCCAAGGGACTGAGCGCATGCCGTCTGAATTAAGTGGGCTTAAAAGAAAATTTGTGAAACTTCCGCCCGTGAGTATGAGCCCGGCACCGTCTCCGCCAGTAAGCTGAGACACATACTGAGACCCATCGCCAAGGGTTGTATAAGGCGATGACTGAAGAGCGACTTGTGCTGGCATACCTTCTATGTTCACAACATAGCCGAGGTTGAGCGCGTAAAGAGGATCGGATGATGTTCCAAGAAAAATCCTGTGGTATGCAGAATCTCTTGGATAAATATAAAGCGCGTCAGTGAAGCTATTATTGACATCGGCTGACACTTTAAAGTTGAAACTCGAGTTGTCGGAGCTAGCCGTTCCATCACTTAAAATATTAAGAGTTCCTGCGACACTTAGTTCTTCTAAGGGAGTTGATGTTCCAATTCCCACACGTCCACTAGGAACAAGCAGACCATAATTGTTGCCAGAGGTAGAGCCATAAGCCTGAAATATAGCAGCGATGTTTGTTGTTGCTGCCCCGTCGACATTAATGCTTAATCCAGTCACGCTACCCGATGGGTTTGAGTTATTTGTTACCGCAATTTGAGTTCCGCCACCGCCAATATTATTGTCTGAAAAGTTTGCGGTTTTTTCTACATAAAGTGGCGCTTGAATGGCCACTTCGTTCGCATTATTTTGACCCAAAAAAATTCCACCAGGGCTTGCCGATCCGCCGGCGTCAATATAAACACTCCCACCGCCGCCATTGGGGCCGCTGGGATTTCCAAGTCCTCCAGTAATATATGTCGTTCCGCCGTATCCCCCGGTGCCTGATGCCGCCCCGGCAGACAGCGTAAGATTTCCACCGACGTCAGAACTAGCAGACGTCGCGCCGCCATTTAGGCTTACTGAAGTTCCATTGCCACTAGATTGCACATCTGGGGCAAGCGTCCACCCGGCGTTCAATGTTCCTGTGCCGCCTGATGTGTAAACAATTCCATCGGTAGTGAGTGTTCCCAATTTTGTAAGGGAAGGTAATGAGGTCAACGTTGAGTTGCTAGTCGCCGTGATGTTTGAAGCTGTGCCTGTGGTGTTGGCAGCATTGTTTGGGATGTCGCCGCTTGAAAGTGTAGTTCCTGACGTAACTAAACCTTTTGCATTATAAGTAACTTTTGGTGAAGTTCCAGCAGTTGCAACGGTAGCAAGAGTTAAGGTTGCAGAGCCTGGGCCGCTTGCCGTCGCATCGCCAGTCAAAGCCGTGATGTAATTTCCAGAGGCTTGTTTTCCGTTAAACGTTGTCCAGTCAGCAGACGCCAAGCACCCCGCTTGCGACCCCGAGGCAACATTACAGGATATCGTCGGCGTCGCCCCCCCAGAACTAACAATAGGGCTAGAACCAGACACAGAAGTAACGCCAGTAGCAGGAATGGAATAAAAGCCAAGAGAGCCTGATCCATTTGTCCCATAATATTTTGTATTCCCCGGCGTCGCGGAATCATTTACAAGGGTTACGGTGCCATAACTATTTACCAATGAATCAGAAAATGTGAGCGCAGATTGTTTATTATTAAACGTCGTAAAATTTGCTGAAGTTAAATATCCGTTCACGCTGGACGTTGCCGCAGGAATTGAAACAGTAGAGCCAGTCAAAGATAATGGACTGGTAAAAGACAATGCTGCTGGAGCGCCAGTGACTTGAGAATACGGAAGCTGTAGACTAGGAAGAGTTGTTACTGCGTTTGTGATATAGCCTGCAGGATTTGATGCATTGTATTTTGTCGCAAATTCAGTCTGCAAATCAGTTTGATTTGTAATCACACCGCCGATAGATCCCCAAGGGGTAACGGTGGCAAATGCAATTGATGACCATAAAAGTAAAATAAATAATCTCATGTGTAAAACCATCCCGATGTCGTTGGGACAAATGTGTAAGCAGTTCCTGCATATTGAAAGGAAAATGCGGCACCATTTTCTATTTCATCACTTCCACTCCCAACAACCATCACGCCGTATGATGAAATGAGTCTAATCGAAAACGATTGTCCCACTCCATTCACAAGCACTTCAGAAATTGGGGGTAAAGTTAAAATAATAGCACCGCTAGCCTCAACTAAAGTGAATCCTTGCGAAACTGGAATTTCAGCACTTTCATTTACAATAGCAACACCGCTAGATGTTCCAGGTATTCCTTGAGGTCCTGTTGGACCTTGCGGCCCTTGTGATGGTTGAATAATAACGGCGGCTGGCTGATTAAGAGTAAGCAATTGAATTTCTTCATTTGAACTTTCGGCTTCAATAAAAATTTGATTTTGAATTGCTTGAATATTGACTGACAATTCAGGTGCAGAAATCATCTTGTTGCTCTTGAGTAAAAGAACACATCGCCGCGAAGCATTTTAGATGTTGATCCTGCAATGCCTGTAACATTTCCGTTAGTATCAACAAAAAACAAATCCCACACACCGATTAACGGCTTATCTCGCTGTCCGCGTGGAGGAATAATTAAATTTTCCGTTGAAGCCAAAAGTAAACTCATTGTCAAAACACCATTTGTGCCACCGTTTGAAAATGAAAAAGTAAAAAGCGGAGACGGATCGGCAAAAGATTTTCTCATCATGGCTGTTGCCGTGGCGCCAGTAATATCAATTGGCTGCTGATTTGAATTTAAAAATGTGAAATATTGATAAAAATCAGCGCCTTCATCGATAAATAAATCGTATTTTGCAGGAATCATTCTACCCCCTCAATAATATTAGCGAATATCATTGATCTTGCCTAGGAAAATTTCCCTGCCGTAGTCCATGTAGAGCTGCTCTAATAAACAGTTCACAATATTATCAAGAGGATCTTCCACCTCTTTAATTCCGTGATGCTGTTTTATAAATTTTATCAAAGCTAATCTTTCCTGCCGGTAGGACTTTAAGCACTCCGTAAAGGTTTTGAGCTTCAGAAGTGTTGCGCTAATTTCCATACGTCATAGTAAATTACAGATACAATGCACCATCAAGCCAAAAGCAATTACCAATAAAACTTCATTCATTTCTTAACCCCCCTTGTCCTATTTATTTCTTGCAACTCAGTATTCTCTCTTAACCATCGATACCAAACCTTCGTACAAACACCAAGCCTTCTATGTACACTTCCCCACGACCATCCTGCGTCTAAATGCGCACGGACTTTTTTAACAATATCTGTCGGAGGATTTGCCAAAACAAATCTTTGCGCCATTATTTATCTCTGTTTGGATTTTCTGCTAAATATTTTTGAATGCACTTTGTTTGAAAAATAGCATCGTCAAGAGCGTCGTGTGCCACGCCATCGCGAATAACTCCAATCTCAATACTGAACATCGCCTTCATTGTGCGATAACAACGAACATCCCAAAATTTCCATGGAATTTGAGCTCCTGCTTGGCACAATAGATTCTCAATTATTGGGACATCAAAGCTTGCACCGTTGCTCCACACTTTTAATTTTTGTGTGCCAATGAATTGATCAAAAGATTCAACAAACTGACGGGCTAGTATGCCTTCAGTATTGCACTTGGCGAAGACTCCCCTGGCAGATTCACTTTGATTCATCCACCAAGTCAGTGTGTCGCCTGTAACAGAGCGCTTTACTTTTAGTTGTTCGTTAAGATTAAAATGCCAGAGTTGTTTTTTTAGAATTTCTTCACGGTTAAAAATAACTGCGCCAAGAGATAGGACCGCAGTATCTGATTTCGTTCCCAATGTTTCTAGATCGATCATCAAATGATTATTAATAAGACCCCCTTATAGAGGGTCTAGTGATGTCACTTTATTTTTTAAGTGTCAATAATTCTTGTTCAAGAATTTTTCTCATTTGATCGGCAAAAAACCAATGACCTTCAGCTTCAAGTCTAACAATAAAAGAATGCAATCTGAGTATTGATTCTGGCACTTTGCACCTCCATTTAAAAAGTATAGCAAAGTGCCACCGCTTTAGCTAGCTTGTCTCAATTTGGTAAGATCTAATCCAAATTTGAGAATTTTTTTATAGACTGTAACCCTTGAGCATTTTAGCTCAATCGCTGTTTTTCTAACATTTCCCTTGTTTCTCTCTAGGACAACGACCACATCTTGTTGGCCATTTAATAATTCCATTATTCCTCCTTATGATGTTTATTCTCAAGCTGCCTGAACAATTCTTTTGCTGAAATAATCGCCCGCTGAGCGGCGAGCGATTCCTCCATTCCTTTGGATAAATAAATTACCATTAATTGAATGGCTGCGACCTCAAGTTTAGTAAGGCCAGGACCGTGATCGCTAGATGCATAAGCTGATTGATTCAAAATGGAACCTGCTCGCTAGGATCCATTTGTGGTGGCTGGGATACTCCTGTTGGGGCGTAATTTTTAATTTCGGGTCCGCGTTTTTCCCTAGCGGCAACAATGAAACTTGCAAAACCAGATAACGCACTCTTTGCCTCAGCTTTAGAAATTGCGCCTTTAAATCTAGATTCGCTTGGGTCATTTACCCATTCAACTTCATGATAAGTTTTACCGTCTTGTTCGTTTTTTCGGTGCCTAACCGTTATTTCAAATTGCTTATTAATATCCAGCGCACCGCCAGCACGCCCCTCTGCAAGAATAGATGGGTCATTTGAGCTCATCCCAAGCAGAGCAAGCACATCAGCAGTAAATGCAGCTTGCTTGTCTGAAGCAATTCCGCCGGCCCAAGTGATGTTTTTAACTTCATTATTTTCAGTAATAGAGAAAATAACATTGAATCTTGGGCTGCTATTTTTGTCTAACTTAACATACCAATCTTTAATTTTCGCTGGATATGATCCAACTTTAATTAGCTGGGCTTGTGGTTTCGGTGGGAACGGATTCGGTTGTTGTGGTTCTGTCATTTTCTTCTTTCTCCTTAAGTAAATACACGAGACGGTCTTTTAAAACTGACAATCGTGCAACATTATTTTGTGCTTGTTCAATAGCTGGGCGCACCTTTGCGATCAGCGATTCATCCTTACAATCGGCGAGCAGCGTTTCCATGTCACCTTTTATTTTTGCTGCTTGCTCTGCATCACCCGAGTCAATATGTTCTTTTAAAGCAGCATAAGAAAGTGGTAGCTCAAATGGAATTTTATATCTGCTTTTTGCGTCAAATCCTGGGCGAAATTCTGAATACATTACGCGTGATCCGTCGCCAAAAGCTTTTTGTTTTTTAGTTGCAGGCCCTTGTAAGTAAACTTTATGGTTTGCAAAAAGAACTATGTCGTGCCACTCCTTGAGCATACTTCCAAAACCATCATGTACGGATAAAACGTATCTGTCATAAGTTGCGTTTGTTGCTGGATCAGTAAATTTAGTTTTTGCTGAGTGGGCAATGCCGATGATATTCATTCCTTTTTTCTCTCTTAAATCATCAAGTGCAGCAAATACTCGGCGAATAGGATCAATCGCCATCTTATACCCTTTGCCGTATCCTCCCCCAACTTGCTCAACATTGGCCACGCCCTCAGTAAGGCAAACGTATTTCCATATAAGCTTTTCAAGCTGCGTGTAGGAATCAATTACAAACGTTTTATAAGAATGTGTTGTTGTGGTGAGCTCATGAATAAGTGACATAAACTCTTCAAATGTTTGAAAATTATCGCGCGTAACATCTAAGTTGAATGTTCCGTCTTCCTGGCCAAGTTCTGCGAAATAAGGATCAGGTGCGTAGGAAGCAAACGTTGATTTACCCACACCCTCAACGCCGTATAACATTATTTTATCTGGGACTTTTACTTTACCTTTGGTTGCTCTTGCTAATATTGACATGTGTGCCGCCTTTATTTGTGACGGCACTTTAACAATGTAAACAAAAGTGTCAATGACCTAGTTTTGAATTGTACGGCGCGGTAGAGGAGTTTCCAAGGCCTTGCAAAGTGTTAAGAATTTGAACTGCATTTTTTTGAGTTTGTTGTTGCTGTTCTGTGCAACTTGATACAGAGCAAAGTTCCTCTATTTCAAGCTTAAAGGCGGCTAACGAATCAACTGACATCATAACTTGCGGATGAGATTTATCTGTCCACATAGCAATCACTTGCTGTAAAGTGATTGGAGGTTCGCACCCCGTATAAAGATCACAAGGAATGCCGCCCTGATCACCAAGCGATCCAGTAATTTCCACGTCTTGAATTGGCACATTTGCGCAAGAGCTAAGTCCCAGCGTCAGGAGTAGCGACGCTCCAATTACCAATAATGTTTTGCCAAGCCTGTTGAGCGGCATCTGTTCCCCCTGGGGAATTTTGTATTTGATTCATTGCCTGATAAACAGCCGAATCTTGACCTTGATTTTGAAAGTTGAGCACAAGAAAATCAACCACAGTTTTAACATCTGTTGCCGCTGCATTTCCAAGCCAGCTAATAAACATTTGAAAAACGTCTTTGATGACTGGCATATCTAAAAATGGAAGCTGTGCCTCAATATAGGCTTCAGCCGCCGCCTCACCGCCCTCAAAAAGAGCATTGATGATACCATTGAAAATGACTGTTGCCTGATTAACTGGAAGTGTTGTCACTCTTTACCTCAGCAAATTTTTGCCCCACCTTTGCAGCAAAGGCAGGGCCAACAAAAACGCCGGATAAAATTCCGACCTGGCTTAAATCTTTTCCCATCCACAGACCTGCAATTCCTAAAGAGAAACCAAAGAAAAGTGCAAGAACCGCCATGAATCTCAAACAAGAGACTTCGGACGTTTCGGAAAAAAGAAGTGAAAGCCATTTGAACATTACAGCTCAATTTTTGAAATCAAAGATTGCAAGGCAGGCTGAGCGAGTGGGTTGATTACCGCTTCACCGGCCTCAAGAGCTTGAGCTTCAGCTGGGAAAAGTGTGTTTAATTCATCTTCAACAGCAGGTAAAAGCTCTGTTGCCAAAACCTGTAAATCATCTGTACCCATATCTTTAAAAACTTGTAGCAGTTTAGGCGAAATAGCCATGTTACATCTCCTTGTTGTTGTTACTTTTTTGCTTCAATTCTTATAAGTCTATCACGAAGTTCTTGGCTATCCTTGCGCATTTCTTTGAATTGTTCAATATTTTCTGTGCGCATTTCTTTCATTTGCGCAGCTATCTCTATGGTGAATTGCGACACCACATCAATTCTATTGTACATTGTTGTAATCCATGAGGTCCCGCCCATAATAACGATAGCAAGACTGATCGGGATCAGCGTGTGCTTTGTGATCGCTTTAACTTGTTCGCTCATGTAAAATCCCCTCGTTAGATAATATCCCATTGTGTCCCGCCGTTCTGAACGGTTACTGAGTCTTGAACTGGAGTGCTGTTTAAAACTAATGATGGCGCGCCGTCGATGGTGTCGCTTCCGTTTGGAGTGAGTGTTACTGTATTGCCGACGCCAGATGGCCCGACATTTTTAAGCGTAAACTTTGTTCCAAGCGCACAAGATGAAAGCAGTGGCAAATAGTAAGGAAATGATCCGCTTGCAGAATTTGCTCTTACTGTTCCGACCGTAGTTAAGAAGGTTCCAGATGCTGACACATTTAAAACTGAAGGGGACGTACTTACTGCAGACATTCCACGACAGTCGTAAACGTCAAGACTTGTGATGTTTACGCCGTCATAAGACGAGAGAACAACAAAGCAAATAAGTTTACTTGCGCTAGGAAGTGAGATCGATCCAGCACCAGTCGTTGTCTGATTTTGAATCGCAGCATAACATTGCGATCTTGTCCCTTGCGTTCCAAACTGCACCATGAGCGTATCGCTAGTTGTAAGTGAAACTGTTGCGACAATCGATGCTCTAGACGCAGGGATTGTTGGTGTGAAGGTTGAGCTTACCTGATCGGCACCTGAAATTGAGCCGGTCAAAAAATTCAAGAATGTATCGCCAGCAGCGCCATTGTATCCCCCCGATGATGATTTTGGGAAAATAGATGGAACTGTTGACCCATAGCTGAAGCCTTGTGGAAAGCCAAATTGTGGAGCTAGCTGAGAAGGTTTAATCCCAACTATATTTGGGAGTATTCCATAAGGTCGAAGCCTGCTATCGTATTTTGCAAAGTTCTGAGCGAAGTTTGAATTCTTACCAGGAATGTCTCTGACCTCAAAATCAAGGCTCTCGTTTCCAAAGCTGCTTGCGCTTGCCCCTAAGTGAATTCCGAATAGAACAACGTCGTTAGCTCCGCTTGCAGGATACGCAGGTGCGCTTGCGGGCGTACCAGAAAGTACCAGAACTTGTGCCGACTGGACTTGATTGAGTGGCACTTGATTATTTGGGTTCAGCGGGTTTGTGATGTAGTTTTCAGGAATAATGTTTGGACGAATCACAACCAAGTTTCTACTTGGAAGAGACGACATTGATAGAGAGCCAGTGACAGCGCTTTGGTTTACAAGCAAGTTTCCGGTTGGGCCAAAAGCAATTCCTCCGTCCACTGTAAAATTAAGACCAGTTGAGGAAAGAATACCAAGACCTTGCAAAACTGAACCGTGAAAAGTTCCGTCCATCATACCTTGGGCATAATTGATCATTCCGTTTTGCCATGTGGCAAAGTCATTTTGATTCCACAAATACCGCTTGTAAAAGTTGTAGAGTTCGATTGCGGGGTTCGCTGTTGGATTTGTCATGAGACTCCCTTAGATCTTAATGCAGTAAAGTACATACACGTTTTTAGGTCTTGTTTCGTTTCCGCCTGCAGAGCTAGTTGTCACAGTCCCAGTAAATGTGGGCGAGCTTGTTTGGGACGGATATGGACCGTTTCCACCGCCCAAATTGTAAGCTGAAAAACTATGGGTATGAGCAAGGAATTGATCCGTTTCAACAAAAGAACTACCGCCAGGGGAATTTGCATATCTTGATGAAAAATCTGGATCAACCCACTGAAAAGCCGCTCCACCAGTCGTAGTTGATGATAAAGAAATTGCTGTTCCAGAAATCGCAAGAGTCGGACTTGCTGCGACCTGAATGGTGTTTGCATCGATATATATTTCATAAAGAGTAATGCCTGAGGCAAGGCCTGTCGGTAGCGATCCAGAAAATTGAACAGCGACGCCAGAGTGATTAAATCCGTGACCAGTGATTGTTAACGAATTTCCAGACACCGCCGAAATCGTACCACCAAGAGAATTGCTGATAATCCCCCTAGGAAACTGTCCGCGCATATCTGGCACACTAAAGTGTGTTCCGTCGACAGCCCCCCAAGCGGAACCAATTGCACTGTAAAGATTTGCCTGTGATGAGCGAGTATAAGATGTGCCGTCCGCCGCTTCAAATCCACTCGGGCAGGAGGTGCCTGCAAATTCAATCATTGTCCCAGTTGGGATTAGAGCTTGTTGAACAGCGGTTGAAAGCTTTGCAAATGTGACAGCACCATTTTCGATAATATAGCTTGCAGATACAATTGCGCTAGCAAGTAAAAAACCAATAAAAATTTTGAACATGACTCACTCCCAAGGCTTAAGTGTTTTGCAAACATACTGTGACCCACCCGCGACAGGTTGGCAATCTTTTACGATTGCTGAAACTGAACATCCGCAGAGTGCTATCAGAAATAAATAACTTAAAAACTGTTTCATAAAACTCCCTTTTATCTTGGACCTGTGCAGAATAAATTAGGTTGGCAGTCGGTAGCGGCCCCGTTGCCCACATTCACCATGTTAAACGTAAAGGCGGTGGACGTTGCATTAATTACGGTAACTACAGAGTTCAAATTTCCGGCATTACCCCAACAAACAAATGGGCCAGAATATTTCCCGGAAGGTGCATTAATCACATATTGTCCTGTAGAATTTCTAGTTACCGATGAGAAATTCCCGCTCTGCTGCATGATTGTGCAAGGGCTACTAGAACATGAAACTGGAGAGGCAAAAGTTGAACTAGTACCTCCAAAAGAAATAGATTCAACATTCCATGCGCCCACCGAATCGCTACTAACTCCGCCTCTTATAATCGGCGCATTCATTGATGAGACGTCTGAGCCTTGCTTATCACAAGAAATTGTAAATGCGGAGTCACTAAATGCACCGCCACCACCAAGATAAAGTGTATCGAATGAGAATGATGAAGTGCTGACAGATCCAATTTGCACGCCCTGTTGTGTTGTTGATATCGTGCAAGCGGGCGTGGTTGTAAAAAAACCCGAAACAAAATTAGCTGCGTACTGACCCGTGCTTACGCGATTAATGGACGTGAGCCAATTAGGATATTGCGTTGCAATCGTGCAAGGGTTGCTTGTGCAAGCTGTGGTCACGGATGCACTCAAATGATTCACACAAGAACCATTCGACGCGCATCCCATTTGCACAGAGGTTTGCGCTGCTGCAAATTGAACAATTGGAATTTTTGCGTCGAAGCTTAAATAAAGCGGGCTTGAATTCATTGTGAAATTGTTTGAGCCGACAGGATAAAGTGTCTGCGCATTATTCGCGCTGATCATAGCTAAATGGGTTGAATCGTAAGGCACCATGAAAGACGGAACTGCTTGCGTGGCGTTTGCGGTTGCCGTCAGTGATGAGTACGCTGGTCCTACAAAGCTTCCTGTCATTCCAATAGCGTTAGTTGAAAAAGTAACCTTTGAAGAATCAATTGTGTAGCCTGCTGGAATTGGAAAAAGATAGGTTCCACTTCCACCGCTGCCAGCATTCGTTTGCGAGAACACGTAATGGATGTACATGTTTTCGCCATCGCGGTACCAAGATGCTGATGATATTGCGCCGGAACCCGGAGTCGGAGCACTCGACACTCCTCCAACTGTTAGAGTGTAATTTTGGCTAGTTGTTGTGGCGTTGGTATTTCCTAAATTCGTTGCCTGACCAACATAAGCTTGATCCGCAAGAATTGTTCCACTTGATCCGGTCCAAACTAAGCAAACACCAACCGATGTTCCGCTTGCGGGGCCAACAGAATTTGCGGGCACGTACACCCAAGATCCGCTTGAGGGTACAACGTTGCAATAATTTCCTGTCAGCACAGATCCGTTTTGAGCTGCACACACGGTAGCTGTTGAGTTTGTGGTATTGACCCACATTCCAGCTTCCATATTGGTGCCAGAAAAATTAGCGCCAGGTGTGACATACTGACAAAGTGATCCGCCTGCGCTTAACGCGAGACTTACCGATTGAGCACCATCATGATAGTTCGTTGTATTAGCTGTTGCTGTGGCGCCCGATAATGTCCAACTTGTTGTCGGCCCCGTTTCAAATCCAGGATTTAAAAGCACGTTCCTAGATGTGTTTCCATTGGGATTAACCCAAGCAGGCGCACCTGATCCGTTTGAACTAAGAACTTGTCCACTTGTGCCGGCCCCAACATTTTGAAACTGAGTTCCGTCTGTGTAGAGCACGCCGCCTGCGGTAACTGGAAGCGAGCCATTGTCAGTTCCACCGTTTGCGATAGAAAGCACGCCCGCAGAAACAACTCCGGAAGACATACTCAAAGCGCCGGTGGAATACCCGAAGTTTCCGCCAAGACCGCCTTGAACTGTTGGCAATGTAGTATCAACGTACCAAGTACCGCCTGAAACAACAGGTATGCCCGTGGCTGTGGATGTATCCACACCAGTGCCGCCATGTGCAGATGAAATAGCAGTACCACTCCAATTGCCTGATGTGATAGTGCCAACAGAGGACAAAGATGAAGCAGTGGTAAGCCCGGACAAAGTTGTAAGTGTAGAATTAGAAGTTCCAGTGACATTAGCAGCGGTGCCTGTAATGTTCCCAGATGGAACAACGTAATCAGTCCCCGATGTGGCTGCACTAATAGCTGTGCCGTTGCCTTTTAACAACCCTGACACTGAGGTTGTCAATGTCAGGGCCGGAGTTGATCCGCCAGAGGATGAACCACCAAACCCGTTGGCGGATGCAACAGAAACTGAAGTAACCGATCCCGAACTAGCACTATGACAAGCGCCATCTGCCCCGAGATATTGAGTACCAGAACAGCCAGAAAAAAGAGCAACGATGGCCGCAGCATTTGGAACCCCTAATAGATCAGAATAATGGCCGGATGTTGCGACTGTAGCGAGGCTTGAAGTATTTGCCTTTAATCCGAGCGCAGTAGAAAGGTCTGTCTGACTAGATAAACTCCCCGTGATATTTCCCCACACTGCGCCATTTTGAAGCCAGCGCGAATCAAGTTCGCTAATCGCAATCGATTTAGTCAAAGGCGGGTAAGAACTGTTATCGACAATAACCATAAGGTCCGTAGACACAATTCCTGGATTTGTAAGAGTCGGAAGCTGAGTAATTTTTAAGCCTTGCGCATAGCTCAAAATGGGAAATAAAAGGCTAATTAAAATATAAATCACTGCCGTCCTCCTGAGTTAAACTTCCGCCCTGTTCTAAGAAAATTAAAAGGTCTGCCTCTGTTGGGAGTGTGATCATTGTAGACGGGTCAAGGCCATCTGTTATCACATGCGTACTTCTTGCGGGCTCATTTGCCGATAAAAGAACATTTAATTTTGCCAACATCGATGATGAAAGTGTAGTTCCGTATATCCTCACCTCATAAGTGTACGCCGTCTGTTGCTCATCTGACAACTCAGTTTCAGAAATTCCATTCGGTGGAGGTGTCCCAAGTGGCGCAGGTGGACAGATATTTGAACCGGTATTTTGATATCGATTTCCACCGGATAAAAAAGTATCTATGCCAAGTTCAGAAACGCCAATCATCCAAGAACCCGTGTAGTTTCCCCATTCGATAATTTCAAAGGCGCCACCGACGAGCAGTTGATTGTAACCAATATTGGGACCAAGTAAACTTTGAATCAGACTTGCTATGTAAGCGGCATTGATTGCGGGTATGCTTTGAATTTTTGTTAAAAGATTTGCGATCCTGGTTTCGAGATTTTGAGTTGTGTCTTGGATTTGACCAAATTCACGAATTTCCCAAGCATTAATTTGCTCGCCACTGGCTGAATAACCAAGCATCGTTTGCGGCCAAAAGTTATCATAAATAACGTTTAAGTTTTCGTAGGCGTCGCCAATTATTTTTGCGACCGAATCCATATCTGAGGTCGTATAGAATGCCGTGGGCGGCCCATCGGCATAGACCCCCTCGGGAAGTTCCCTTTGCAAAATTCTGTAAGCATCTGTCTGCTTTAAGAAATAAGGCATTAAGGCACCAATGGAATCACGGAAATAATTCCGGGCTGTGGAAGTTGAGTTCCAAGTAATGGGAAATTATATCCACTCGCTGACAGTGGTTGAATTTGTCTGTCTGTTACTATTTGAGCGTACAACCCAACAACAAGACCAGACGCAGATAATCCAGCGTCAATGGTTTGCTCAATCGTACTTGCGATCACGTAGCCGTTTACTCCGCCAGCGGGTGTTTTATAAATAGCCCGCTGAACTTCACGTTGAACAAGTTGATCTTGGGTGAGCGTTTGGCCAGGTGGAATTGTACCGTCGCCAGGCACTCCAGATGCGTATGTCACAGCCACAGTTGCATTTACAGTCACTCCAGATGGCGCCATTACGTAGGCACAGTCGTTTAGCGGCCGAACAGAATCAATGTACGCCTGAACCTGATCAATCAATGATTGGGAAGGAAATTGAACAACGTCTTGTCCATTGTTTAACGCTTCGTCGATATCAGTTGTCCCAGATGTAATTACAATTC